GTGAGCTCGACAGGATTCAAACCTGTAACCTTCTGAGCCGTAATGAATTGTCTACTAATCTCAAAAATGCAAATGATTGAAAATCAACTATTTCCTATTATTTAATTTTTACCGTTTTAGTTAGTTTTTATGTTTGATGTTGACAATAATGTTACCAACGGCAACCGTACATTTTTTCCGACAAACCAAGTATCCAATTGGCGTTGATGTCATATTCTCGGCACGCCTTTTCGATGTGTTCCGCAGAGAATTTCAGCCTTCCGGACTTGATTGCGGAAAGGTGCTGCTTGGATAGGCCTACCGCATCGCAGAACTGCTGTGCGAATCGGATGGTGCCATTGGTTTTGAGAATGGTAATGAGTTCGAGCATTCTCTTATCTGCCATCGTCATCGGATTTTGTTTTTCCAAACAGTAAATCGATTCGCTCACGATTCATATTTCCGGTGTAACCTCTTCTTGAAGAACTTTTATTGACCAGCTGTGTGATTGAAACATAAGATTTTCCGCCAACCTTACTGAAATTGATGTGAAGCTTATCGTTTGGCAGGTCGAGGATTACTGGTTCGATTGGTTCCTCTTCAAGCACTCTAATCAATGTGTTGTAGAGGTTATCGAAAGCGCCATCCACATCTTTGAATGCAAAACTTTTGAATTCGTTCAGTCTGCGGTACTGGTCGTCTAAGTAAACGAACATATATGTATTGCCGGGGCATTTCTTCATTTGTTGAAGAGGTGCCCCGTGTCCGAATTCACCAACTGTGGTGCACTTTAAGTTATTCTTCTGTTCTTTGATTTGACCGAATGCCAATCCAGAGAATAGAAGAGTGGGAATAAATAACTTTTTCATATCATTTTAAATAATTATCGGGTACGATTGGGCGATAGTTTGTAATTCGCCTGAAAATAAAAAGCTGTAAAACATCATCCATCTGCACTTCATAATCGCTGTATTTGGGGTTGTAAGAGTGCAGCACTAACGAATCTGTTGTGATATCGTGCTTTACGATTTGTTTAAGTACGGTGCCTTCCCGGGTAACGATTACGAACAGGTTATTCCTGATTGGTATAGCACCGTTCGGGATGAATTCACGAATGAGAATTTCGCAACCATCGGGGATGCTTTCTTTTCCGCCATTGTCCATACTGTCGCCATCCACACGAACTACGAGGTAATTTCCTTTCTCAAACTCATTTCGGATATATCTCCTTTTAGTATCGGGCAATACATCGGGGTTAGCGCCACCCATTACACCGGCAGCAACGGAAAGATCTTGGAATTCAACCCAAGAATAATCATCCTCTGCAACACTGGACACTGAGTCAACAGGCTTTGAATTAGTGACTTGGAAAAGCCTGTTCATTACGGAAGCTACATCGGGATTCTCTTTTGGAGTTTCTTCCGGGATGTCTTTCCAGAAGAATTCGTCAATACCTTTGTAAAGAAATTCTTTCTTCGGGAATTCTTCAAAAAACTTTTCCTCTAATTCAAACGGGATTTCACCGGAGTTCAGGGCACGGCTGAAATAGGAAGGGTTGTAACCTAAATGCGTTGCAATTTCCGCTTGGTTTTTGAATTTACGCTCCTTCTTTAGGATTTCGATTGTCTTTTTTATTTCGGTCAATCCCATTGTTAGTAACTTGTTAGGTAAAAGTTTAGGTAAAAAATTATAAAATTGTTTACCTTTGTGATATATTTTACTTTCAAATATATAAAAATAAATCAAAAAGTAAACAAATTAATAAAAATTTAATATGGTAGAAGCTGATTATTTATCTCCTACGAAACTTCGACACTTTAAAATGATTGATGAATACAACTTATTGATGAGTATGCCGAACGCCGAGCAGAAAACGGTTTTCAACACTTTGCTATCAAGATATAACGACTATTATAAAAGTTTTGATAGTGTAAAGCAGACATTTGCGAGATTAAAAAAAAATCATCCGGAACGGTTTACACAAAAAGATTTTGCAGCTGGACTTCAATAGTTTGCCAAAAAATTTTACTTTTTAAGGTAAAAAATATGGTAAAATATTTGGTAGATTTTACCTTTTTGTTTACCTTTGTGGAGTAATTAAAAAACAGTCAAACTATGGGACAAATCATCGAGCTGGATTTATCAGCATTCTTTCACAACGGAAAAAGAGAAGTACTTCTTAAAGAGTATATCGAGAAGTGGAGGGAGTTTAAATGGAATAATGGAGGTGAGAAATTTAGACAGCTGCCTGAGGAGGAGCAAAAAGAGATTTCTCGGAGAATTCTAAGGGCTATGGACATTCGCAATTCAATCATATCCGACAGGAAACGCCGTATGGCAGAGGCCGGTGTTTTCGATATGATGTACGGCATTGAAAGAAGTTTCAGGATATGACGGAACAGGAATTAGACCTTCTCTTAGGAGAGGTCAAAACGATAAAGGCTTTTGTCGGTCAGGTCGAGAAAAAGCTGATGGATATCCGGGGCGGCGTGGGAACCGCCCACGGAAATCCGAAAAGGAAAGACCGGGAAGAAATCCGGGCAAAGGCAAGAGAAAGAATGTTCAAATAAAAATACTAATGGATTTACACGAAGAAAGACTACGGCTGGAAAAAGCCGATGAATTACTGGACCTTATCGAGTTAGCGTACAGTCGATTGGAAACGCATAAGGAAAACTATAGAAGGTTTTTCGAGATGCCGAAAATCGCTGCCAAATGCGAACACGATTTCGATATAACCAAACGAGCGATATCGAGATTGGAAAATAGATACAGAAGAATTTACAGATAAATTATAAGATATGAAACCGAAAAAACCAAGAACAGAATTCGAGCAGGCTATCGACAATGCCTTAGAGAAGATGCCGGAAGGTAACAACTTGCTGTTGCTTTCCCGGGAAGCAGATTCAGATAGGCTGATGTCTGCGGTGATGGGGGATGCTAAAAGCATAGCGGCGAACATCCTTCTGGTGATGCAGAACGACGACAATTTCGCAAAGGTAGTTCTTGCCGCTTGCGAAGCTTTTCTGGATTTAAAATCAAGCAAAGATGAAGACGGTATTTAATCTGTTAATAGCGGTTTCCGCATTCTTTCTTATGTGCGAGTGCGAAATTCAGGCAACAACGCCACCAGCGGAAGTGTCTTACACCGACACTATTTTGCTATTCATCATTACTGCGGTTGCGGTGGTTCTAAGACTCTCAATAAATTTTTTAACAAATGACGGTAATAATTGAGATAAAAAATATCGGAGGCATATGGTATGTCAACGGTAAAAGGCTTGGTCACGACGAGCTCACGCACGCCGAAATGCAGGCGCTGGACAATTTCTATAAAGAATTAAAAAACATAAATCCTTAACAAGATGGCATTAATTAAAAAACCAAACGAACTGGAAATCAATCCGTACATCAAGGCACTAATCTATGGGCAAGCCGGTACGGGAAAAACTACACTGGCGCTTTCTGCACCAAAACCGCTGCTGTTCGATTTCGATGGCGGTATTCACAGGGTACACCCTAGTCACAGGGTGGACACGGTGCAAATAAAATCATACCAAGATTTCATCGATGTGCTTGGGGAGGATCTGTCAAGCTATCAAACGCTGGTGATTGATACCGGGGGTAAGATGCTTGACTATATGGCTGACTACATCGTGAAGAATAATCCAAAGATGGGCCGCCCGAACGGAATGCTTACGCTGCAAGGCTACGGTGAGCGAAAAGCGATGTTTACCAACCTAATCAAGAAGGTTGGTATTATGAAGAAGCATATCGTTTTCGTAGCGCATAGGGAAACGAGAACGGAAGGCGATGATACCAGATATGTGCCGCTGTTCGGCGGTTCCAACTACGATTCGCTCGTTACCGAGCTGGATTTGGTAGGTTACATAGAGATGAACGGTACTGAACGCACGATTACTTTCAATCCTACCAGCAGGAACGATGGGAAAAACACCTGCAATCTTCCGGCGGTGATGAAGCTTCCAGTAATCGTAGATGCCGATGGAAATCAGACTGCACCAAATCAGTTCCTTACGAAGCAGGTAATCGAAGCCTACGAGAACCGGTTAAAGCAGTCCGGCGAGGAGCAGGAAAAATACGATGAGGTGATGGAAGAAATCAGAGGCGAAATCAACTTAATCACTGATGCGCCGATGGCAAATGATTTCGTGAAAAGGATTGATGCCTTTGACCACATCGGCAATTCTAAGGCGGTGGCAGGAAAACTTCTAAAGAATAAGGCGGATGAGCTCGGCCTTAAGTTCGATAAAGAAACCAAAAAATACAGTCACAAAGATGTTGCAGAGCCAGCCGAAGTATAATATTTACCCTACGCTTCTGGATGCATTTGCGAGCTATCTCAACAGCTCGCAGGTGTACCAGAAGTACTATGGATTTACCGAGAACCCGCAGATTTCCGAAGAGGAATTTGAACAGAAAAAATTCGGTGAACTTATCGGTAAAATTAACCGCGTTCCGCTTGAAGATAGCTATGCGGCAGACAAGGGAACGATGTTCAATGAGATTATTGACTGCCTCGTGGAAAGAAGGAAGTCTAAGCAAATGCACTTGGTTTCCGATATTGAAAATCACCTCATCGTAGCGCAGTGGAAAGGCATCACCGAAGGTTTCAACATTCACGATTGCAAGACGATTGCAGGTGCGCTCAAGGGTTCGGTTTGCCAAACTTTCCACGAAGGTTTTCTGGAAACAAGATACGGAGTAGTAAGGATGTACGGTTTCACCGATTTCCTTCTGCCTTTCAGGATTGTGGACCTGAAGACCACGAGCAACTATTCAGCATTCAAGTATCGGGAGAACTGGCAACACATCGTTTATCCTTATCTGATGCACTTCAACGGTAATTTCGTCAGCGATTTCACCTACCTGATTTACAAGTGGAAGAAGGATGGAGGGGAAATCTTCGAAGAAGAGTATCGGTATGAGGAGGGCAGGGATCTGCCGTTGCTGGTTGAAATCGTGGAGCAGTTTATTGAGTTTCTGGAAGCTAACAGGGAGGTAATTACTGACGGGAAAATTTTCTGTAAAGCATCCTGATGAGGGAGAAGCTGGAAATTGATGCGGTGGTGTTGGAAGATGGTAATCTTCCGCAGGCGAGCAGGTTTAAAATCAGAAGAGTTTTAGCATCGTTCGCCGGCAAACAAGTAAAAATCATCATCCAGAGAGTTTTCCGGAGGAGAACGAATTCGCAGAACGCTTTCTACTGGGGTTTCATCGTGCCATTCTTTCAGGACTTGTTCTATAGGGAATGGTGCGAGATTCACTCGGCGAAGGACACGCACGAAATCTTGAAGGCTGCGTGCAATTATCGCGAAATCGTGAACATCGCAACTGGAGAGGTATTAAGAGTTCCGATGAGTACCACGGAGCTTTCCACGAAAGGTTGGATGGAGTATGAGCAGAAGCTGGCGCAGCTGGCTATGGATTTTTTCGGCGAGGTATTACCGGAGCCGAACGAGCAATTAAAATTAGAATTTAAATAAAAGTTGGTGGATGTATGACTAAAAAAGGTAGGGAATTCGTGGATTCTTACATCAGCAAAAAAAAACACCACCTGGAAGGAACTATCCAGATGCTCAACAAGGATGTAGTATTTCGAGGTAAAGTGTACGGGAAACAAGGCGACCTCGTCAAAATCATCAGTGTAAATCCACCGGCGCTGACCTTCGAAAATTCCAACGGTCAAAAATTTCCCTGCAACATTAAAGATATTTATAATGCAAATAGTGGAATTTAAAGACAGCTTCCATATCTCAATTCCTTTCAATTACCAAAAAGACAGGAAGCTGGAAGATGTGAAGAAGTTGCCAACAAGACAGTGGAACTTCAAGAAGAAAGTTTGGGAGGTGCCGTTAATCTACCGAGCTGATGTAGAGCGCATAGCGCAAAAATATCGAGCAGAATACATCATCGTGGGAAATGTAGAGCCGGAGCAAATCGGAAACATAGAGCCGATGCCGGAACTAGAGGTTGAGATTCCTATCAAAGCGGAACTTCGCCATTACCAGAAGCAGGGAATCGCAAAAGGTGTTCAGCTGCGCAGATTGCTGAACGGCGACGAGCCGGGACTCGGTAAAACAATTCAATCCATCGGCACAATCATCGGAATCGACAAGGTGCACGGCGGTGCCTTTCCGTGCCTGTGCATCGTGCCTGCATCGCTGAAGATGAACTGGGAACGCGAGTGGAAAAAGTTCAGCGACAAAAAGGTGATGATTCTGAACGACAAGGTGAAGGATAACTGGCAGAACTACTGGCAGCTCGGATTGGCGGATGTGTTCATCGTCAATTACGAGAGCCTTAAGAAATTCTTCGTGAAGAATTATCCCAAGCGAATGAAGAACGCCGGAGATATTGAGATGGATTCGCGCATCGAACTTTTCAAATCCGTAATCGTGGACGAGAGCCACAAGTGCAAATCAACCGCCACGCAACAATCCAAACTTACGCTTAGGATGGCACACGGCAAAGAGAATGTCATTCTACTTTCCGGAACGCCGGTGGTGAATAAGCCAGCCGACCTTTTTCCGCAAATCGCAATTATGAACAGGCTGGAAGATTTCGGAGGAAGGCGAGGTTTCCTTAACCGATACTGCGAAGGTGGCAAAGGTGCATCCAATCTTAAGGAGCTGAATTACCTGCTTAACAAGCACTGCTATTTCCGAAGGGAAAAGAAAGATGTTCTTGACGACCTTCCAGAAAAGGAACGGCAAACGATTATCTGTGAAATTTCGACTCGGGAAACCTACGAGAAGGCGAAGAATGATTTCGTTCGGTTCCTGCGTGATAACGGATGCAACAGCGAAGAAATCAGGCGCAAGCTTCGGGGAGAGATTATGGTGAAGATGGGAGAACTGAAAAGGATTTCCGCAAGAGGAAAGCTGGATGCGGTTTTTGACTTCGTGGACGATATTACGGAAGCCGGAGAAAAAATCATACTGTTCTGCAACCTGCACGAAATCGTTGACGCGTTGAAGGAAAGGTATCCGAAGGCGGTGAGCGTTACGGGCCTATCTTCAATGGATGAGAAGCAGGCGGCGGTTGACAAGTTTCAGGCGGATCCAAACACGAAGATCTTTATTGGAAACATTAAAGCGGCAGGTGTCGGTTTGACGCTTACCGCATCTTCCAGAGTGGCGTTCATCGAGTTCCCGTGGACTTATGCAGACTGCGTGCAGTGCGAGGACAGGGCTCACCGCTTCGGTCAGAAAAACAATGTGATGTGCACCTACTTCCTTGGGAAGGATACGATTGATGAACAGCTATACCAGATGATTCAGTCGAAGCGGCACATTGCGAACACGATATCTGGTGCTACGGATAAAATGGAAATGTCCATCGTGGACAATGTTATGTCTTTGTTTAATAGTTGAGAATGGAGTTAAGCGGTTACTTTTTCAGAAATATTTTGAAGAAAACGAGGAGGAGATTTTCTCTTACGGCTTCCGAGCAGGCGCTTTACCAAGAGCTGGTAGACATCTGTAACGAGGAGTTCTGGAGTCAGTCTTTTCAAGTTTCCAACGGGGAATTAATGAACGCTCTACAGTGTACCGAAAAAAGTTTGCGGTCGTGGAGGCAAAATTTAATCAACGCTGGTTTGATAAAATATCATTCTGGGAAGTCGAAAAGGGCATTTGGTACCTACTCTTTGGTGGTAAATTTTAACGCCAATGAGGATGAAAGTAACATAAAGGGGGTACGATTGGGGGGAAATTTTAACGCCAATCGGGCACCCCAAAGGGAACCCAATCGGGTACCCAAAGAGGCACCCCAATGTAACGACTATTATAAACATAAACAAAAACAAAACAATGTTCTTTTAGAAAAAGAACCAAAAGAGGGAGATTTATCGCAAGACGAATTTTTTGAAATTCTTCAGGATGATTTATCTGGTAAATCTCAAAAAGGAATTTCCAAAAGAAAAAAAGTTGCGCGAAAAAAAGAAAAGGTTTTTGTGGTGCCCGAAGTCGCTGAGGTGCAAGCGTATTGTAACGAACGCAACAACGGGATATCAGCCGAAGCTTTCTGCGCGCATTATCAGAGTAAAGGCTGGGTGATTGGAAAAAACAAGATGAAGGACTGGCAAGCGGCGGTCAGGACCTGGGAACAACGGAGGAAAGAGGAAAATGAAAAACGAGTTACAAAAAACGGAGGAGCCAACGGAAATAAGATTTCTGGGACAAGTGCACTCGCTAACGGCGCGGAATATTTCGAGTTTACCTGACATCGTCAAGCGAGAGATAATGTCGCCGAAGCTGAACGACAGGGAGCTTGGACATTCCGAGCGTAAGAAACTTACGGCGAGGATAATCACGATGCTTGGGGTGAAATTCACGGACGATGCCGAGATGCAGCTTGCCCAAGCTGAATTCGGAACGCTGCTCAGGAGCTACTCGCTAACGGCGCAGGAGGTTATAGAGGCATACCGTATGGCGATAAAAAAAGAGTTGCCGAATGCCGATGGGGAGCCGATTAAGGTTTATCCCAATCTCAGCACCATACAGGCAGGGGAAATACTTTCGGCTTATATCAACTTCAAGGTGGAGAGCGTGGCGCACACGAAGGGCATAGAGAAGTTGCGCGGATTTCTCAAACCGCCAACAGCAGAACCAACCCAGGAGGAGAAGGAAATCGCAAGTAGAAAAATAATCGATAGCGTCCGTGGGGAAGTTTCTGAGCGTGGCAGCAGTGAGAAGGCGTTTTTGATTTACAACTACCTGTGCGAGCGGAAGGAATTTATTCCGTACAGGCGGAAATTTCCGCAGGCATACAACTTTTGCTTTCGGAAGTTCATAGCGAGGGAGAAGGCAAATCCGCTATTACTCACACGGTACGACATCAGGGTGTTGGAACAAGGTCACGACGAACTGGTTCGCAGGTTGTCAGAAGAGCCGAAAACGGTGAAGGTTACCGAGCTGAACGGCTATGTGTACCAGCAGGCGAAGAATTTATTGGTGGTTAAATTTTTAAAAGAAAACGAAGATTTATGTACATAGAAAATCAGCAATCGATGGAAGAGCGGAAGCTGAAAAAACAAGCCGAGAAGGCTTTGGAGATAGCGAAGAGGGTTCAGGAAGAAACTGGAAGGAAGACGGTGTACCTGCGTAAAGGTCAGGTGTTCACATTGAAGCCGAATCCAAAGGTTGATGTGAAGGAGGAAGTGATTAAGGCAATTGAAGCTGGGGAGAGCGTTGGAGCGATAGCGAAGAAGTATGGCGTGAGCAGGACTACGGTTTACAATTACCGGAGAGAGATTGAGGCGGCGAAAGACAGAGCCGTAAAGTACAGTGAATTGAGGTCAAGAATTCAAAAATCAAAGCAATGACAGCGGCAAAATATTTACAGGCACCGGACACGGAGTATGCCAAAAAGATTGGACTTGAAAGGTTGCGCTACGAGCAAAAGCAGAAAGAGCGGAAGCGGAGTCAGATTATGGTAACGCCGGAGAACGAGGCGGAGGTAGGGCACAGATTAACGCAGGCAATTTTAGCTATGAATTATGCTGCATGGCATAACAAACAGCTGGTTAAGAAAGGATTTCTGCCTGCTGATGATGAGACGGCTCGCTATGCGGAATTGCTGGAACGGAAGTTTGAAGCGTTCGAGAAGTTTTTAACGAAGGAGCGGCAGGAACATTACAGGAGCACGAGAATGGAAATGGAAAACCTGTACTGGTATCTTTCGCTGGCGGATGCCGAGGAGATGAACCGCATCGTGAAATTCGTGACAAAATTACTTGAGAGAAGGAAATAACTTAAAAATTTAAATTATGAAATGTTACAGGGTTGATGTGGCGAATGGCTGCTACAAGGGTAGTTACACGGTATGGGCGGACAGCGAGGAGCACGCCATCAGTCTTTTGAAGGCGAAATTCCGGAGGGAAGATGGTGTTTTGAGTTTTACTGCGGCTTACGAGAACTGGCTAGCTACGGAGGTTGACGATGACGAATTTTAAAACCAACTAAAATGAACACGGAAAAACACTTCAAACTAACGGAGGAATCCATAATAAACTCAATGGGGGTAAAACTCTTCAGGATTCAAGCAACCAAAGATTCAATGTATGCAGACGAAGGAGAATTAGGGGGATGGGTTGAGAAAGAAAGAAATCTATCAGACAACGCTTGGGTCGCTGGCAATGCACAAGTATTCGGTAATGCCAAAATTTTAAATAACGCATTGGTTAATGGGGATGCGTTAATTTATGAGAATGCATCAGTCTATGGAGAAGCGAGGGTTTATGGAAGAGCACAAGTATTCGGTAATGCAAAGGTTTGTGGAAACGCAAAGATTTTTGGCAGTGCTTATGTTTTTGACCATGTAATTATCCAAGACGATGCCAAGGTCTTTGATCACGCTGTGGTTAGCGGTTATTCAAGAATCTTAGGAAACGCATGGGTTAATGGAGTTGCGAGTCTTCAAGTAATGTCGTGGATTTCGGGAAACGCCACAATTACATCCAACGATGACTTCTGCAGCTTCCAGAACTTCGGCTCGCACAATCGCACGACGACTTTCTTCAGGGAAGGTGGTGGCAACATAAAGGTCAACTGCGGATGCTTCACGGGTTCTATAGACGAGTTTGAAAAGGAAGTCAGAAAAACGCACGGCGACAATAAGCACGCAAAGGAATACCTCGCCATAATCGAAGTCGCTATAATCAAATTTGGTTTGTAAAAAGTTGTAAATAAAAATGATCATCCAAGAAATCCCCTATCCCTTTAGGGTAGTGGGTAGTTCACATTAACAAACAAAAATTAAATAAAATCAAATGTCAAAAACAGTAAAATTAGATTGGGACGAAGCAAAAGAAATTGCTGCCGTGCTTACGAACACGGAAAATCCAGACGAAGATTATTTAATCACGGAAAATGCACTTGCTGATAAGTGGGGTATTGATATCGATACTTTCCACGAAATAGTGGACGGTATTTTCAGAATGATTGATTTCGGAATTTCACCACTTACGCAAACACCATTTGTTGGAATTTCAAAGGGAAATATGTGGATTGCGAAAAAAGAAGTCAATCAGCAATTCATTCACGCTTTAATTAATTGGGCAACGGAAGGCGAAGACATACCCGAAGGTAGTAAAGGATTTGTACGCACCATCATAAAAGGGAATAAGCCTGAATTTGATATTCAGATTAGCCGTTCAAAAGTTGATACTGTTTCATAGCCTTGCCAATAACTGAGAACAAAATTTAATATTTCACCGAAAAATCAATAAAAATGGAAACAATAGTATATTATCACATCAACAGTTCGCAAATTGCTTATAAGAAAGATATCAAAGATGATGGTTATTGGATTGAAGAAACCTACGATGACAAAGGAAACCAGTTAACTTTAAAAGATTCTGAAGGTTTCTGGACTGAAGAAACCTATAACGATACTGGAAATCGATTAACCTACAAAGACGCTGACGGATTTTGGATTGAATCTACTTATAATGACAAAGGAAACTTATTAACTTATAAAGATTATAGTGGGTTTTGGTCTGAGCGAACATATGACGAGAATGGAAACCGACTGACTTATAAAGATTCTAACGGTTGTTGGGATGAACGAACCTATGACGAGGACGGCAATATGTTAACGTTCAAAAATTCTGTTGGGTTTTGGGACGAACGAACCTACGATGACGAAGGAAATGAACTAACGTTCAAAAATTCTGCTGGCATTTTTCTAGTGAAAGGTAAAAGAGTATCAGAAGAAGAATTTGAAGCGTTCACAAAGGATTCTAAAAATCCGTTATTGAGAGAAATCGCTGAATTAGAAAAGCAATTAAACGAACTAAAACAGCAGGTGAAAAACCAATAAACGCAGGATAACACAAATTCCTGCGGTTGATTCCGAAAAAGTTACAAATTATGAGAAAGCAAGATTTTAAAGACATTCCTGTGGAAAAGGAAGTAGTAGAAGTGGATTTAATCGGAAACATCCACGAATAATTAACCAATGAAACACATCAGCATAACGATTCTCGGCGAGCCGAAGCCCAAGCAGTCCGCACGATTCGCAGTCCGAAACGGAAAGATTCACAAATACCAATCCGAAACCGTTACCAACCACGAGCGCAACCTCGCCTACGATGCAAAGTCCCAACTGCCGCCAAACTTCAAGCCCTTCACGGGCCCGGTCAGAGTGGATGCAACCTTCGTTTTTCCGCCGCTAAAATCGTTCAGCAAGACGAAAATCCGGAAAATAGAAAACGGGGAAGTCTTCTTCAAAGACACCAAGCCAGACCTTCAAGACAACCTCTTCAAGCTCACGGCTGACTCACTGGAAGGCATAGTCTATCTGAACGATTCGCAAATAAGCGAAGTGCACAGCAGGAAGATATACGGCACGGTGCCGAGAATCGAGCTGAAATTCACGGAGTTAATTAACAGTTAAAAATTACTACCGCATCAAACAAAGCGGTAGTTTAGCCATAGTTTTAAATCTTTAACATTATGCCAAATATGTCCTATTGCAGGTTCCAGAACACACTTCAGGACCTGCGTGACTGCCAAGATGCAATCGAAAACGAAGGAATCGCCAGCCTTTCGGTCGATGAGAAGAACGCCTACCAGAGAATGTTGGAGGTGATGCAGGAAATGCTTAACTTTGATGAAGAATGCTACATAGAGGAAATGGAGGAGCGACTGCATAATTTCCTAAGCCGATTTCCGGAAGATGCCGAGAGCTGGGCGGATGCCAACGACGAGATTCAAGACCTCTCACGAATCGTTCGGGAGCTTCGTTACGACGACAGTATCGAGCCGCTGAACTTCAGGGATTTCAAGACGCCTTCGGAGTGGAACACCACCGCGCGGAACTTCATCATCCACCACTACTACAGATTGGACACGGAACGCCGCGAAATCGTGGACCGCATTGTCAGTGCTAAGTAATTGCTAATTAAGAGTTAATCTTTTGAAATGACTTGCCCTGTTTACTACAACGCTTTATCTTAGATATGTAATTAAAAATCAGGGAATTATGACGCTTCAAGAGATTCTAAACAGCAATCTGAACAAGACTCAAAAAGCTTACAAACTGTATGAGCTTGGATTCACGAGACGAGATGTTGCACACTACATCACGAATGGGAATTATGGATTCGCCCATAACATCTGGAAAAAATGGATGAGCCAGAGAGGTCCGGAAATCGTAAACCTTCCGTTCGAATTCACCTTCGAGAGAACATTCGGAATCGAGCTGGAAGTTTACGGTGCCAGCAGGGAAGACATCGTCAGAGAGATGAACAGGGTGGGAATCAACATTCAGTTCGAAGGTTACAACCACCTTACGAGAGACCACTGGAAGATCGTTACTGATTCTTCAATCCGGGGTGGCAACGGAAATGAAATCGTATCGCCGGTGCTTCGGGGAACTGACGGACTGGAGCAAATCAAGAAGGTTTGCCAAGCTCTCAACAGGGCGAAAGCAAAGGTGAATAAGTCTTGCGGATTTCACCTTCACATCGGTGTAAACGATTTCCTTCCGGAGAACTTCAAGAGCCTGTGCAAATCCTTCGTGAATCTTGAAGGCGAGTTTGATAAAATTCAGCCTGTGTCCAGAAGAGGAAATAACAACCAGTACTGCAGGAATCTTTCATCGGTGGGAGACAACATCAAGCGGAGGATTCAGAACACTGGCAGCTTTGAAGGTATCAGGAGGCTTTTCCTCAGCAGGTATTTCAAGCTGAATCTGCAAAGCGTGCTTCGTTATGGCACGGTGGAATTCCGCCACCATTCAGGCACGACGACTTACTCGAAAATCAAAAACTGGATTCTCATCTGTATGCGATTGGTGGACTACGCCAAGCAGAACGGTGAAACCGATAACTTTAATGCATTCTTAAATGAAAGTTTACTTGACTACACGGCGGACAGGGCTATCGACCTCAGCGCCTAAACTAATCAGAAAGATAGGGAGATTGGTAAGATTTCCCTATCTTTACACAATGAAAATAAGATTCACTTGCAACGGTGAAATCATTGACGCCGCAGATTATGGCGACATCGTAACGCAGATGCGAATTAACGCACCGCACGCTATGGCAGCTGACAACCACGAGTATATGATAGGCTACGCCCAGCGTGCCGTAGCACTCACCAACGAAGATATCAGAGCCACCAACGAACAGGAATTCATCCGAGACCTTGTAAGGCTTAGGCATATCGAAATCGTAAACCAATAACGGATTGTAGAGGATTGCTCCCTCAGTTTTTTAATTACACCAGCCACCTGATAATACGGGTGGCATTTTTTGTTCCCAAAAAACAGAAAAAGTAAAGAGTAAGTATTACTTCACAATTACTTTTTGTAAGAGTGTGCAGAAGACCATATCAATGAAGGGATTTGAAAGTAAACGAATAGTTTACCAACAGATCAAAAGTAAACTAATAGTTTACCAACCCATCAAAAGTAAACGAATGGTTTACCAACCCATCAAAAGTAAACGAATGGTTTACTAATCTTATGTAATAGGAATTTTAATGTAAACTAATAGTTTACTATTTTTGTTGCAAAATTATGCCTATAAATGCAGACTCAAGAAATCAGAAGCCGAATTCTCAAGACCGAGAACATCCGCTGGCGTGAACTGGAATTCATCCAAGATGAGAATTTCAAGGAATGGATTGACGATGGCGACGAGAAGCTCATCAATTCCATTTTGCAGTATCAGTTCGTTGATCCGTTCAAGGTTTGGGAGCACGAAGGAAAAATCTACTGCTTGGATGGGAAGCACAGAACGCTGGATTTGGAACGCTTGGTTCAGCTCGGTCACGAAGTGCCAGAAGAATTGCCAGCAACATTCATCGACTGCGCCTGCGTTGAAGAAGCGGCGGAGTTGGTATTGGTTTACTCATCAGCGTACGCAAAGATTACCCAGCAGGGATTGTTTGATTTCGTGGAGAAATTCAATCTGGACATTCCGAGCATCGGTGAACGGATATCAATTCCAGAATTTTCGATGCCGAGATTTGAACAGAAGTTTGACTTGTTCGATGTTGAGAGTGCCGAGGAAGAGGAAGTCTATGTTTTGGACAAGGACTGCATCGTTAAAGCTGGCGACCTTTTCGAAATCAACGGGCACCGCATCCTGTGTGATTCCTTCAAAAATTCCGAAGCCGTTGCACAGCTTATGGGCGGTGATCTGGCGCGGATTGTGAATTGCGATCCGCCATATAATCTACCTGCGGATTTCTTCACGAACACGACGACCAAGCGGCACAAGGATTTTGCCGAAGGTTCGGGAGAGATGAATGATGAGGAGTTTGCGGAATTCCTAGCCAGCATAATGAAGGCATCGGTGGAAAATTCGGTGCCCGGAGCGATTCACTACATCTTCATGGATTTCAGACACGCTTGGCATATGACTGAAGCAGCGAGAAGGGTTTACGGCAATCCTCAGCCGAAGCAGGTTTGCGTTTGGGCGAAAGACCTAATGGCGAACGGTTCTTTCTATCGAGCACAGCACGAGTTATGCTTCATATTTTCAGACGAGAGAGCGAAGGCGCTGTGGAACAAGGATTTGCTGGATAACGGCGGAGAATTTTACAAAGACAACAGCGAGTGGTGCTACATCTTCAAGAACGGGGATTCAGCGAAGCACCTTTCACACCTCGAACTGCAAGACCGCATAAGAACCAATGTCTGGAAATATCCGAGTGCCATTTCAAGAGCGAATCCCGATAGGTTTGAATTGAAGAACCATCCAACGCCGAAGCCGGTGGTGATGATTGCCGATGCGATTTTGGACACGACCAATCCCGGAGACATAGTGATTGACTGGTTCCTTGGTTCGGGAACGGCGTTAATCGCCTGTGAGCACACCCAGAGACTTGGAAGATTTACCGAAGTTGAGCCGGTTTATGTGCAGGGATGCATATTGCGGTATTTAAACTACTGCGAGAAGCGAGGGATAAATGTTAATTTTAGCCACTTAAACGGCAATTTAACATTTGAAGATTTTGAAAATGAACGAATCAAACTACCAAGCGCTGATTGAGATGAGAGACCAGATAGTTAAATATCTCGAGAGCGAGAAGAGCATAAACGAAGATGCCTTGGTGGCATACGAATCACCGATTGCTGATGTTTCCGAGACAATTCGCGAGATGAGGGAGCGCGAAGCCATCAAGCTTCGTGACAGAATTTACGAACTTAAAAGACACATCGAGGTAATCAAGAGGATGTACCCGAATGAGACATAATGCAGAAAGCGACGAAAATAGAGAGTGAGAAGCGGTTAATTCAGGTGCAGTATTGGATTATCGATGGCGTTCAGGACGGGGTTATTCTTCAGCAGATGCAGACGCAGTGGAAAATCAAGATTCGTCAGGCACGGAATTACCTGCGTGAAGCCTACCAGCGTTGGAAGTCGGACGAGAACATCACTGTAGAGCTGAAGCGGGCCGCCAAGATTGCCGAGCTGAAGCAGCTCAAGCGTTCGCTAAAGGAGAACTACAAGGGCACGCCTATGGGAATCCGAGCGATTATGGATGTAGAAAAGGAAATCATCAAGCTGGAGAACATCACGCCGCCCAAGAAGGTGGAAGTTACTGGTGCTGATGGCGGAGCCCTGCAGGTTGATACAACGCTAAAAGCGGTAGAGGTTTACGAAATTCCGCCACCAGATGAGCAATGAAAAGGCACAAATCGGACTGCTTCGACACCAGAAGCAGTTTTTGTTTTCGCAATCGCGGCACACCGGACTAATCGGTGGCTACGGTTCGGGCAAGTCATTTGCCGGAATTTTCAAGGCCGTAATGATGAAGCTTCGCTATCCGGGAATCGATGTTGCGTATTATCTTCCGACATACGGGCTGATTCGGGATATCGCCTTTCCGAAGTTTTCGCAAATCTTCAACGACATCGGGATGGCTTTCAAACTGAACAGGTCGGATAAGGAATTCGTCACGCCGCTTGGCAGAATCATTCTGCGTTCAATGGACAATCCTTCATCCATCGTAGGTTACGAGGTGGGTTATTCGCTGATAGACGAAACGGACATACTTCCTGCCAACAAGATGGAAGAAGTGTTTGCGATGATAATAGCTCGTAATCGTTTGAAGCTGCCGAATGGCGAAATCAACAAGACTGATGTAGTGGGAACGCCTGAAGGTTTCAAGTGGGCCTATAAATTCTTCGTGAAGGAATCTTCGGCGGATCGGGTAATCATCCGCGCAAAGACAGCCGATAATCCTTTCCTGCCGCCCAACTACATTGATACTCTTAGAGCCACATACACGGAACAGCAGCTTGCGGCATATCTGAACGGCGAATTCGTCAATCTTACATCGGGAACGGTTTACAGGAATTACGACCGCTTCCTCAACGGCACGGACAGAACGATTCAGCCGAAGGATGTTCTGCACATCGGCATGGACTTCAATGTCACGAAGATGAACGCCATAGTTCATGTCAAGGATGGCGAGATTATTTCCGCTGTTGATGAGATTGTGAACGCCTACGATACGCAGGAACTCTGCGAGTTAATCAAGACTAAGTATTTCGGTCACAAGGTTATTGTTTACCCAGATGCGTCTGGTGCGAACAGAAAGACCACAGGCAAATCCGACCACGATGTTATTCGTTCTTACGGTTTCGTGGTTCGTTCCGGGAAGCAGAATCCAGCGGTGCGAGACAGGGTTACGCGGATGAACTTGGCATTCAAGAATCAGGAAGGCATCGCCACATATTTTGTGAACGACGACCAGTGCCCGAACTATGCGGAAGCCTTGGAGAAGCAGACTTACAAGAACGGCGAGCCTGATAAATCTTCGGGATATGACCACCCTACGGAAGCGGCGGGCTATTTTATTTACAATCAGGAAAGAACGAAGATTGCCTACAAGATTTCGTGAGATAAAAGTAAACGAATAGTTTATTAATTTTGCATTGTGACAATCGAGGAGAAAATCAAGAGGTTTGGCAAGCGGTCGGATTCCATTGGCGGATTTAGAAGCAAGCCGCTGATTGAGCTGCCGTACGGCTTGGTGCGGGTTGAATTGCCGAGAATAGAGGATGCCAACGATCAGGTGGTTGCGGTGATGAAGAGCCAGCATCCCGCGTTTGACATTGAGAAGTTTAGCGGAAACGAGATTACCTATTTCCTGTTGTGGTTGAATGACGAGGTAGAGAAGATTGCCGAGCTGGAGGAGAGGTTTTTATCTTCCGATCCCGAGCCGGCAATGCTTGCAGCTGGAGTTCAGCGGCTGAACGAGTTCGGAGCCTACGCAACGGTGGATTCTCTTGCCGGGGGAGATATTCTGAAGCACGAAGCGATAATGCAGTTGCCGTATTATGCGGTCTACCAGAAGCTGAAGCTTGACAAGGTGAACAGGGAAATAGAGAAGGATTACCACAATATAATTGCGGGTAAGGCTAAAAGATAACTTGGTAAGGGCGGTAGCGTTTCATTCCTTGTGCCGTTGTCTCGCGGCTGGGTTAGACACAGATGATCTGCGTGGGTGGCTGCCGCCTGATAAGGAATTAACGCCCAAGAGCATCAGGGACGCGGTCACTGCGAGAGTGTGACGAAAGCGGGGGAATGTTCCAAGGCTGGCGACTAGGTCCAAAACCAAGTGGGCGGGTTCGATTCCTGCTCCCTGCGCTAAAAGCTAATAATATGCACAGAAAGCTGTTAGCGGAATTCCTTTTGGCTGTATGCGCAATAGGAGCTCTGGCGCTAATAATCTGGAAAATAATTAACGAGGTGATGTATGAGAATACCGGCTGTTTTTAAAAACCTATCCGAAGTATTGAATGCCGAGCAGAAGTGTGGATTCTGCTGGAGCTTCCGCCACGCCTACGGGGAAGATGGAATGAACAGCATAAGGCTCACAGAGGATGAAAAGTGCTGCGTACATCTGATACTTACTTGGCAGAGGAAGTTGTATTCAGAGAGGAAGGTATATTATACCGGAGGGATAGTGGATAGGTTTTGTGATGACCAGTTCATCTTATACGCAGTTAAGACATCCAATCTCGGCACCAATTATGGAAACGAAATCCCGGGCCACGAGTACTGCGAATCTATCAGCGACAGCATCGTGGAGCCGCTGTTTGAATGTCTTACTTGTGACAATGTCATTGACTGGTGCCTGCTCGGGATAGGGGATATCGAGATTAAGCAGTGGAATGCGGAAGCTGTTTTGTTTCTGGGTGACCAGAATTTCAGCGGGCTGAAGATATACGGAACTTTTAGAACTTACGCAGATGATCTATATAACAGACAGGCAGATAGAGGATATTATGCTGGAGGTGGTCCACTTGTTCCTGATACCGAAATTTAACCAGCTTCAAATGAACGCCACGGGAGAGTGGCTTGGAAGTTTGGAGGTGAAGGCTACTGAAGAAGGGGGGCAGGTTTGGGGTAGGCATTATTCTGAACAGCTCGCCAAAGGTAGGGAGCCCGGCTCCATGCCGCCTGTTGAGGCTATTGAAAAATGGGTGCGTGCAAAGTTCGGATTACAGGGAAGCGAGGCGAGGAGCAGGGCTTGGGCGGTGGCAAAAAGCATAGAGAAGAAGGGAACCACATGGTATCAGCGTGGAGGTTCCGATTTGATAGAGGTTCTGGAATCGAACGAGGTGAAAGAGTTTGTGGAGAAAAAAATCGGGCAGATTATTACAGTTGTAGTGGCGGAAGAATTAATTAGAAACGCAGAAAAAATGTCGGTATGACCATCAGCGGACTTGAAAACAATTACTACCTGTGCGGGAATGACATCTGGCTTACCGTTTCCGGTGTTGCCGAAATAGTGTATCTCAAGGTGAAAAACTTGGACACGGAGAAAGAATTACACTTTAAATTCCAGCCTTCTTTAAACAACATCGTGGAGTTTAACATCTCTCAGGCGGTGCGGGCGCTGATGGATAACGGAAGGATGAGGAGGTTTGAATTTGAATTCCGGAACAGGGGGGGTGTGAAGATTTTCACGAAAAACTTCCTTTTAGGTCACAGAAGGAAGGATGGAAACAGGGAATGGTTCCTGCGGGACGGTCAGGAACTCATCGTAGGCAAGTGGATAAAGTTTTCCGGCACAGACATCGTCTTCCCTGCGCAGAGAATAAAAGGAAATGAAATCATCGATTTTTTCCCCGAGCCTGATATGTTCATTAGCAACCATTGCAGCGCCGCCGTGCTAAGGTTTAGGAACTCGCTTGCCGGCTGGCAGTATTATTCTTTCGACCGGTATGAAGTCAAGAAAAAAACCGAGGAGAGGAAGCCCGTGGAAACGATGAGGAAGAGGCTAAGGTTTGACAATTTCACAATTCCGGAGTACAGGACCGAGCCCGAGAGAACGATAACATTGTTCTCAAGAACGCCGATGCAGGCTCAGGAGGTGATTGCAGATTTGATAGAATCCCCGGAGGTATATCTCTACAATCCCAATGGAGCAGATGATCAGGCGATGTGGCAAAGGCTGTTGCCATTAGACAACGAGGTGATAGAAAACAATTGGGACTTTGTATATGAAAACAAGCTGGAGTACCAGATAATATCATGATAACGCAGATTTGGGTAAACGGAAGGCCGCTGGACTTATATCAGGATTCGGATATAAAGTACACGATGCAGGTGAACGATATTGCCGAGTTAAAGGACAGGCAGGCTTCGTACACCAATGCGTTCAGCGTGCCGAAGACCGATAAAAACATCCAGATTCTTGATGGATTAGGGATTCCTTCGGACACATCGCAGATACCTTACGAAAAGCCTTTCGCCCAGATGAAGATTGATGGGTATGATTTGATAACCAAGGGGTGGCTAAACATTTCGGAGGTTTCCGAATCCTTCCGCATCTACATTTATTCGGGGATTATCAACTTCTTCAAGGCGATTTCCAACAAGACTTTGAGGGAGCTTTCGGATAGCTCTGGGAACTGGCTTGGGGTGTTCAACCATAAGAAGAATTTAACAGCGATAATAAATTCTCAAAGCAGCGAATATTACCGATATCTCATTGCGGATTTTGGGGGTAAAACATTGTATCAGGGAGCTATCAATATAGATTACTTGATACCTTTTATGAGGTGCAGGTATATCTTTGACAAGATTCACGAGAGCGTGGGATTCACATATAGCGGCAGCATCGTGGATGATGATAGGTTTAACCGACTTTGGATGAGTTACCCGAAGTTCTCTGATGTATACGCCGAATCAAAGGATGTCTTTACTGGAAATTCCAATCGGTTCGTGGCATATTCGTCATATCCTGTTTTTTCACCGCTTCCTCGGTCGGCATATTACTTCATAGACTTTGCGGATGGGTATAGGGTAGAAAATGCCGAGGTTACGCCTTATGGAAAGCTGACGATTTACAAGAAGGAAGAAGGATGGATAACGGTCAAAGAAGCGGGAAGGTACAAGATAAGCGTAGAGGGCAGCATCAAGAAGCCTTCCAGCATGTCTTATGAATTTAAATATTCTGTAAATCAGAAAGGGAGGAAGGCTAACGAGGCGCACAAAGCTGGAGAAGTTATCATAAAAGCTAGCGGGAATTCGGAGATAAATTTCCAAAAGTCAATAATGCTCAACGCAGGGGACAGCATAGCATTCACTTTGTTTGCCTCGTATAGAAACGAGATAACGGCGGTGCTGGATTGTGAACTCAGCATCAAGGTTACAAAAGTCCCCGATGAGAACATCGATGTCACCGAGGCTATAGGAGATATGAAGGCTACCGACTTCATAAAGGAAATCTACAATCGCTTCGGCCTAACTGCTTATCCCGATGAGTTTTCCGAAAACCTGCATTATGTGAAAGTTGACGAAAGGCTAAATCCCAAAACAGCAAAAGACTGGTCGGACAAGTACATAAGGAGGAAAACGGAAACTTTCGTTTATGACGACTACGCACAGCTGAACTCGTTTGAATACAAATACACAGAGGAGGGGCAGAGCCATTATGACGGCGTTATCCCCGTGAACAATAAAAACCTGAACGATAGCAAGACCGCTTACAAATCCTTTTCGTTCGCCGCGGAATCCTACACTTCAGATTTGGCAAGCCTTCCAGTTCTGAAGATGTACAATCAGGAAGTCAAAGAAGATAAAGATGGCAACACGCACATAGAATATAAGGGGGCATCCAACCGATACTATTTCGTAGAAAGCAACGCGTATTCAGGGACTTTGGAGCTCATCAGCGAAGCCACAAAGGAAAAAAGAACGGCAACGGAGCTGCACTCGGCAAGATTCATCGGGTATCAGGAAGTAATAAACAATTATTACCCCGATATGAAAAGGGTGATTGATGAGGCGAGGATTCACACTATAGAGCTTAATTTATTCCCTGCCGATGCTCTTCTGCTAGACCTTTATTCGGCATATTACTTCTCACAGGAACAACAGTACTATATTTTGAACAAGCTGAACTACAGCGAGTCCGAGGCATCCGCTGAGTTCATAAGGTTAAACGATTATCAGCAATGGCAGAAAGAAATATAAACTTAGCGACCTTCAATTTCGATTTATCCGGGATTGAAAAACAGATAATTGAAAACAGAAAGCAGATAGAGGCGTTTTCGGCGGCGTTGGCGGTGAACAAAAAGGCGCTGAACGAGGATAAGAAAACAATCCTTGAATATGGTAAGACTTTGTCCGCGCTGGAGAAATTTCAGGAGGAGGTAAACGAGGAATTCACCAAGGGTACTATCTCGGCAGAGGAGTATGCGGAGGCTACCCAGATGATAAAACAGGAGGCGGATAAAACCAAGGATTCTATAAAGGAACTTGCTTCCGCTCAGTCTGGGCATATAAAAACGATTATCGAGCAGGAAAGGCAGGTTTCGGAGCTAAGGCAGTCTAATGCCGAGCTCAACAAGTTATTGGCGGGGAACAGAACAGAGATTGTAGGAAACGAGGGTGCCTACCGTGATTTGAACAAGGAACTGAATGCTCTGAAAATCGAATCTAAAAATCTCGGTGCGCAGCTCGTGAAGTTGAGAATGGATGGGAAGGAGAACACCGAAGAATATCGAAGGTTGGAAGAGCAGTGGGAAAAAGTTTCGGAAAAAGCAGATGCCCTGAATGACGAATTCAAAGCCCTGGATAAAGCCGTTGGTGACAATCAGCGCTCGGTAGGTGATTATACAGACAGCATCAAGAAGGCATTTGCTGATCTGCCTGAGCTTCTGAGGAGTGGCGATGTGCTCGGTTCTGTAAATGCCATCAAAGGAATGACGGAGGATGTTCAGGGTGCCGCAAAATCGATGGTTACCGGATTGAAGACAGCGTTCCAATCTCTGTGGGCGGCTATTGCCGCTAATCCCATTTTGGTAACGCTGGGAGCCATAGTTGTGGCTGTGGGTGCCTATGTGAAGGAAATGTGGGAATACAATCAGGAGATAAGAGTACTGAACAGGGAGGTGGAGCAGCTTGCCCAGACTTCGGGGGAAGCCACGGATGCTCTCAGGAAAAATGCTTCCGCACTCTCGGAAACTTTTGGTGGCGAGTTTCAGGAGCGAGTTAGGGAGTTGAATTCCCTGATGAAAGATTTTGGCATCACATCAGATGAAGCCTTTAAAATTTACACTGAGGGACTGGCGAGAGGAGGAGTTCTGAATGACGAATTCGCGGAAAGCGTGAGAGAATATGGGCCGCTGCTCGCAGATGCAGGATACTCGGCGCAGGAATTCATAAACATACTCAATGCCGGAATTGAGCTTGACATCTATAATGACAAGCTGCCAGATGCCATCAAGGAAGGATACCTGTCGCTGAAGGAACAGACGAAGGCAACACGCGATGCGCTGGTAAATGCTTTTGGAGCGCCGTTTACGGATGAGCTGTTAATTCGAATTCAGCACGGAAAGACCACGGTTGCCAAAGGCTTGGATGAGATAGCAAGGAAAGCCGAGGAGGCAAATCTCAACCAGCAGCAGTTAGCACAAATCACTGCGGATGTTTTTCGGGGTGCTGGCGAGGATGCGGGTGGTGCGGTAAAGATATTTGAGGCTCTGAACAAAGCGCAGGAGTATACCATAGACAATATGACTGAGCTTCAGCGGCAGACCGTTACCTTGGCGGAGCTAAACAAAGATTTGGCGGAGGCGAAAGATGAAGCGTTTAAGTCCGATTCTGTAATCGCTTTCCAAGCCGATGTGGAAAAGGCTTGGAAATACATTCAGATTGGCTGGTACAATTCTTTGGCGGCGATACAGAAGTTTCTGGGAGATGCGATGAAGGGTTTCCAGCTTGCGTTTATGAATGTCCGCGATGCTATTACTTCAATTCCAACGATGTTCGCAAATGTGTTGAGGGGGATGCGTGGTGATATGTTGCAGTTCGCCGAGATTGCGAGAACGGCAGGAGATATAATCAGGGCGGCGTTTGCCTTCGATGTTGATGGATTGGGCAAGGGCATTGATGCGCTGATTGGCAAGGTTAAGAATTTCCAGAGCCAGACGCAAAAGGCAATTACTGAGAACCGAGAGACTTTGGGTGGCATCAACAGCAGGAATGTTGGAAGCATAAACGCAAGGGAGCAGGCGAAGGTAGAATCGGAAAGGGCAGCACGAGCACAGGTGGAGAAAAACAAAAACAAGACGGTCACTGGTGCGGTTGGAGAAGCCAGAGCGAAAGACGATGCCGATGGCAAGAAATCTGCCGATGCTCGGGTTAGGGCTGCGGAACAGGCGAGGAAAGAGCAGGAAAGACTGATTAAGGAGCAGCAGCGGCTCGCTGAGCAGGAAGCCAGAGATCGTTTGGCGCAACTGAAGAAATCTGCGGATTTGGCGGTGAATATAGCCAAGAACGAGCTTGCAAATCACATCGCCGTAAATGCCGAGAAGTTAAAATCAGACCAGCGGTACAACCAAGACCGATACAATTCCGAGCTGGAGTATTTTAAAAAATTAAAGCAACTAAGAGACGAGGAGCTTAGGCTTGAGGAAGAAAAGGCGAAGGTTGGCATCAAAGACCAGCAGGAAATTGACGCCATTGCTGAGGAATTCCGCATCAAGAGACTTGAAAACGAAACCGATTACAACCAGAAGATTGGGGACATCAGCAAGAAATTCCGAGAACAGCAGAGGGAAGATGAGAGGCTTAGCAGGGAAATAGAATTCCAGCAGCGCATAATAGATTTGGAGGAGCAGGGAGGCCAAGAGTTTGCCATCAGACAGGCACAGGCAGAGGAGGAGAGGCGCGTGAATATGGAAAAGCTTGAGGAAGATTATGCCAATCAGCTTATTTCCTTCGAGAATTTCGAAGCACAGAAGTCATTAATCGAGCAGCAATACGCCGAGAAAGAGAAACGCATCCGCCAAGCCGTTGAAGATTCTAAACTACAAGCCATTGCTAACACATTGGGTCAAGCTGCGGGATTATTTGAAGAAAATACAGCGGCATACAAAGCGCTATCGATTGCTCAAGCTACAATTAATACCTACTTAGGTGTAAGTAGGTTGCTGGCAGAATATCCCGGACCAATCGGTTGGATAATGTCCGCCGCACAGATTGCACAGGGTTTGGCGATGGTTCTTAAGATTGCTGGCGTGAACGCTTCACCTAAAAAAGCGGCACGAGGAATGAAAATAAACGGGCCTTCACACTCCGCTGGCGGCGTGAAGATGATGACGCCTTCCGGAATGATTGAAGCGGAAGGCGGGGAGGTTATCATCAACAAGCGCAGTGCGCAGATGTTTGCACCGCAGCTTTCCGCAATCAATATGGCGGGGGGCGGTGTTCCGTTATTCGCAAGGGGTGGAGTGGTACCTTCCAATGTGGCAAGCAATCAGAATATATTCAAAGAATCTATTGATAGCGAAATGCTTGCGGAAACTTTGAGAATCGCAGTCGCCAAGGGAGCTGCCGAGGGTACGCATTCTGGAAGTCAGAGGGGTATCAGTGAGTTGTCGGAGAGCAAGATGATAATGGAAAATTCAAAAATATAATGTGGAGTAAGGTGAAGACACTGATGGAACAGTGGAAGTCAGAAGAGAATCCAAGCTATAAGACAGATTTGAAGGCTGTAATAGTTGGCATACGGAACTTTTTATCGCATTCTGAGAGATGGAATCTAATAGCGGAAGACCGGCTGGAGAATTTCTGTGCCGATTGTGATTTTTTCGTTGATGAGAAGATTGCGAGTGAGAGGGTTGCAGACAGGGATATACCGGGGCTTTCCGGGAAAAGCTGTGGTGACTGCGGGTGCGTACTAAGCTTTAAATTAAGACAATCGGTAAAACCCTGCCGTTTTTGGAAAGAGTAAAGGATTTTATATCAGAAAATTTAGAATACCTATACAGACTTGACCGCGTCGGTGTGAAATCTATCAGCGCGGCAATAGACTATTTAACTATTTGTGAGGAGTACGAAAAACACAAGTTTATCCAGAGCCCGAAGGAGAGGAAGGGCGTTGTTGCGAGCAGGTTTAAGGTTTCCGTAAGGAAGGTGGAGCAGGCGTTGAGCCTTCTTCATCAAAAACTTTGATTTCCCTGTAGTAACGGTATTCGCACATTTCCAAGAGTTCTTTAGTTTCCCTGAGTTCACGGTTTAACCAACCTGCGTAGTAAGCGAGAGCGGCAATTGCCACGGCGTAGATGATGTACCAGTTTATTTCAATGCCTTTCTTATCTTCTCTTCGATTTTCCATTCTTCACTTCTGATTAATCCGAAGCCTTCCTTGTTCATCGGGGTTTCGCCGTGGAATTTGCACCATTCTACATACTCTTCATAGGCGGCATCGTCTGCCATTTTCTTCTCGTGGTACAAAATGTATCTATTATCGGTGTTTTGACCATCCGATTTTGGCAGTGATTCTTCTAAAAGCCAAGCTGTACGGCGCTTCTTCCTTCTGCGATTTCTATCAATCACAGCCTTGGAGGTGAAGAAAAACACGAAAAATACTATTAAAAAGGTAATCAAGCTGCGCAGAATTTACTGTTAAACCTTCCAAAATGCCGATAAATACGGGGTTTTCGGGCATTTTGAAACACATCGTTTCAGCTCAAAATTACGATTTTATCTCTAAATCTTTGTATTAGAGAAAGTTAAAATTGTGACAACGCACGAAATTAACATCTACGGAGATATAGTGCCATTCAAATGGTATGACGACGGCACCGAGTTCGACATTGAGAGCCTGAATTCGGCGCTGAATTCCATCAACCCGGAAAGCGGCGATGAAGTGATGGTCAACATCCACACTCTCGGAGGTTGCACGACCACTGCTTTTGCGATTTATAACAAGCTACTGAACTATAAGACAAGGAACGGCGTGAGCCTTTCCACGAGGGCGGACGGTTACTGTGCTTCTTCTGGCGTAATCATTCTGCTTGCCGGAGATAAGAGGATAGGTAACCAGTACGCCGAGCCTTTCATCCACAATGCGTGGTGCTACACCGTAGGGAATCGTGAAGAACATAAGAAGACAGCAGATTTGCTTGACAGGGTAGACAGCCAGATCGCAAGCCTTTATGCCGAGCGTACGAATATCAGCAGGGAGGAGGCGCTGCAACTGATGGCGCAAGATAGCTTCGTGAGTGCCGATGAGGCGCTTAAGTATGGCTTTTACACGGAGTTTGAAAATGTGTATGCGCCTGAGAATTCAATCGTGATGAATTCCATAAGGAGCAGGAACGCTGAGCAACGGACTAAAAAAAGACATTATATGAACAAAACTGAAAAAGAGAAGAAAGATTTCTTCAAGAGAGTGGAGAATTTCCTATTCGGCGAAGGACCGAAAAACAAGATTCTCTACACTGCGGAAAACAACGAGCTAGACTTCTTCGAGCTTGGCGAGGACGACACGCCGAAGATTGGCGACAAGGCGAGGTTTGACGGTAAGCCGGCAGGTGAGAGCAACGGTGGTGAATATTTGATGCAAAACGGAGACACTTTCAGATTCAGTGGCGAGGAGCTTACTGAAATTGTAGAGAAAACGGATGAAACCATCGAGGAATTAGAGAATATCAAGGCTGAGAATGCTGCCAATGTCAGAAAAATTCAGGAACTCAAGAAAGAGATTGAGAACCTGAAAGCCGAAAACTTATCTGTTTCCAACAGGCTGAACGAGGCTACGGAGCTCGTGAAAACTTATCAAAATTTCGCTAAACCAATTGATGAGGACAAGCCGAGAGAGACCAAAAAGGAAGAAGGTAGGTCGGAAATTAGGGGAGCGTTTCTAAATCTTAAAAAATAACATATCATGGCTAATACTTTTGAAGGAAATTTCAGAGACCAGATTGTAGGTATGGTGAGCGACCTTACCTCAGCTGAGAAGATGCTGTTCTCTGAGGCTATTTTCACCGAATCGGTGGATGTAGCGGACATCGCAAACGACCACACCGTTATTACCGGTGTGAGACACGGCAGCTTGGTGCCGATTATTGATGATCAGCCGGATTATCAATCCTTCCCGTTCTCAGACCCGAATGTCTGTGAAATCCCGGAATGTGACTCACAACTGAATTTTTCAACAGACCGTTGGGATTTAGGATTGATTGAGTGTAAAACATCAATTTGTCTTAGGTCATTCTCGGATGAGTTCCTAGTGTTCTTCCGCCAGTGGAAGATGGTACAGACTGACCAGCCGAAAAACGAGGAGTATATGCAGTCTGCAATAGTGGAGTGGATGAAGAGAAAGTTCACAACAAACTATCTCGCGGCACAATGGAGGGTAGCTTATTTCGGGGACAAATCCTCAAATTCTCGCTTCTTCAATGGTGTAGACGGATGGTTTACTCGTGCTGAGGCTGCGGGGAACACCATTGCGATTGCGGAAAACAAAGGTGCTACCTATGCGGAGCAGGAGCTTTCCGGGGAGCGGGTGTATGAGATATTGGAGCAGATGTATGTGAGGTTCTACAACGAATCTTGGATGACTGACAAGCCCGTTGAGTTCAGGATGACAAAGAAAAACGCAATGGCGCTTGCCCTGTATTTCAACAGGCTTAGTGACAAGAGCTGCTGCAACGGATTGCAGGTTATCGACCCGCAGAAGGTAGCTGGGGCTCCGGCTTTTGATTATGAAAGATTGACCTTCCACAATATTCCAATCCGCGTTATGGGAGTTTGGGATGAAATCATCAACAAAACCACCGAGCTGAACAGCGGCTGGAATGGAAGGGAGATTACCAATGCTAACGCGGCGAGGGTGAATCCGAACAGGATATTGCTTACCTACAAGGAAAATCTTCTTATCGGAACGCAGGAAACATCAAACCTGAACTTCTTCGATATGTGGTATTCCAGAGATGATGACAAGGTGTATATGAAGGGCGGCGGCTACTTCGGGCCGGCAATGCCTAAGAAGAATAATGTCCTTTTAGCTATTTAAACTTAAAATCAGGGAAATGGCAACAGCTAATATTTGTGCAGAATTACAACAGGGTTTTGACCTTTCGTGCGTGCGCTCGCTAGTGAGGAAATACCATCAGGAAGCGGTGATAATTAACTGGAATGACATTGACAGGTCAGCGTCCACCATTAATGTGACTGGTGCAAACTGCGACTTTACCACATCGCTGGTACTTAAGCCGGGGAAAACCGGAGTGAGGATAAAGCTTCCTTCCAGTTCAAATTCCATAAAAGGATTTTATGCTAAATCCAAGAATGACAACGGATTCGTGCAGTACCTCCACACCGTGAACATTCTTTCGGCGGGCTTGACATCTGAGCAGAAGTGTATTCTTGACAAGCTTGATCACGGCAGATTCGTGGTTGCTTTGCAGGCATCCAACGATGTGATTGAAATCTATGGATTTGAAAACGGGCTAAGCACAGGGGACTATACATTTGACATTGTTGAGAATGGTGGTCCTGCGCTGATTCCGCTTCAGTCTGATGAGGATGCGCAGGAGCAGTACGCACCATTGGTTTACAAGCCGAGAGATGGTAGCAATGCGGTAGCGGATTTTGACTCATTATTCGCGGCGTAATGACATATGAGGAGTTGATATCATTAGGCAGTTCTCGGGTGAGGAATTCATCCGAGCTGCTTGATGAGTATAAGAGATTATTCAAAGAAAAGTTCGGGTATATGCCGAGCTGCGTACCGTGTACTTTCAATCAGGACTGGGCGAAGTTCACGGCTAACCAACAAATAAAAACCACCACTATGGACACAAGCAAGACATTTCAGCTAAGGGATGCGCACAAGATTTACACTTATGAGCAATATGACGAAGGTGCGGGCAGGTCATTCAAGATAAGGACATATGGGCACCAGATGACGGAAGATTTCGCAAGAAAATATCTGGAGATTGGAACGGATGAGCAGCTAAAAGATAGGAAGGCTGAATTCAAAGTTCTTCCTCAGGCGGAAGGGAAAAAGCCTGAAGAAAAAAACACTAAAACATTGAAGGAGATGCAGAAGGAAGCCGCTGAAAAAGGTTATGAGGAATCGGAATGGAAAAGCCTGAAAAAAGATGAGTTGGAAGTTTACCTGCAATCCAAAGAGATAGACGAAGAAGTTAAATAAATCTTATGCTTCCTTTTGGAGAGATAAAGGCAAAGAAAAAATCCCTGCGTGCGACCAATCTTGAGTTGTTCGGCAGGGATAATTCTGTTTCGGCAGACGACAAAAAGATATACCTGAGGGATTCCGACAATCTGTATCCCCTGAGAATGGAGAAGATAATTCATAATTCTCCAACAGGAAGAAGGGCGAGTAATATGATGGCTAAATACATCTCGGGTGATGGGGTTACCGACAATATCGTGGTTAACGCGCGCGGAGAAACCATTAACGACATTGCGGACAATGCTGCGGCGGAAATCGCGATGCACTATGGCGTGTTCTTTCACATATTTTGGAAATTCAGGCAGTCATCACAGCTACAGTTAGAGAGGTATAACCTAAGGGTGTTGGATTCTGTTTTAATGGCGAGAAGCAAAGAAGATGATGACGAATTTCCCGGGAAATTCTACCAGCTGGTACAGGAGGAGGGAAAGAGTATTTTCCAGAAATCCGAAAACAAAGCCACGAAGTGGTTTTATCCATACACCGAGGATCCCACAATTGTTAAGGCACAGATGCTGAACGACTGCAGGTTGAAGGGAATCATAAATCCTACGCCTAAAGACTTGGTGGAAAATTATCGCGGTCAGGTTTATTATTTGAATCTGACACCGAAATATCCATATGCATTACCGCCTTGGGACTCTGTGTATAACGATATGGACACGGAATACAGGATAAGCGTTTACAACAACTCTCAGGCGAGGACCGGGTGGCTTGGGAAGGTGATAGTAAAGAAATTCCAAGATGACGAGGCGGAGCCGGGGGATGTGGATGAGTTCAACAAGGTATTAAAGGACAACCTTGGCAGCGATAACGCTGCGGATGTGATGGTGGTGGATGTTCCGCTTGGGTCTGCGGATGATATTGACAAGGTTTTCAAGATAGACCTTATAAAGGCGCAGTTTGATGACAAGTTGTTTGAGAGCACGGAAAAATCGCTTCGGCAGAAGATAACGGGGGCTTTCAACAACATTCCGGAGGCGCTGGTTTTCTCGGGTAGCGGCGCGCTGTTCGGCACATCTGCGGACACATACAGCGAGATGAAGCGGTTTTACTGGGAGCAGAATGAAACCGAAAGATTCAAGCTGGAAACAGTGATGTCAAAACTGCTGGGAAGGCAGATAAGTTTTATACCGATAAAAGGCGTAGAAAATGGAGTGCCAGCATTACAATAAGTATTTGTTTCCTAGAGACTTTGACTGCATCGGTGATGTTGCTGTTCATTGCGATTTGAAGAAGCTGTGCATCGCGGTGGACGAAGCCTTGCAGTTTGACATTATTCCGCTGTTCTGCTACGACTTCGTGAAGGAGATTCTGGAAAATTTTGACAGCGAAGAAGAGAAATGGAAGCGGCTGTTAGGCTGCGGAAGTTATGAATGGAACGGCAGGAGTTACCTAAATATGGGATTCAAGCGCGTGTGGGTTTACTACAGCTATGCCCGGTACCTGCTGATAAACCAGATGAATGACACGGCGAACGGCACGGTTCGGAAGAACAATGAATTCAGCTTGCCAACGCCTTTGAAGGAGGTTACGGATTTCAGCAACAAATATCGGTCAATGGGTAGGGAGGCGTATGAGAGCGTGAAGGAATACTTGTGCAGAGTTCGTGAGGATTATGAAAAGTTTGATGATTGCGGATGCCCGAAAGTATGCGGATGTAAAGGCGCGTGCAGTTGCGGGAAGACAAAAAAGCTAACTGGGGTGAGATTCAAAACGATTAGCGGTGGATTTTAGGATTATTGACTACAAGACCTTTCGGGTTGGGATTGATTATTATGCAAGAATCTATTCTGCTCGTGATTTGAAGGGATTGGTGACCATTGACAACATTTTGACTGGCGGGGTATTATTTAAAAACATCCCATTTGATTCTATAACGGTAAACGGAGAGAAAATAAATAGCATCAACCAGCTTACCGATGTGCTGTACAATTACAACTGTGTTTGCGAGTACCGCCACGAGCCGGGAGAGGTTGATGAAATGAAAATATTTGACTTGTCTTTTGATGACACATTTGAATAGGAAATGAGCGAAAAATCAATAAACGATAAATCCCTGCAGATTCGGCAGGAAACTAACAAATACGGAAACACTCGGGGCAGGGTAGCTGATGTGATTGACGACATCAACGAAACCAAGGCGAACAAGGCAGACATTCCTGATGTTTCTGACATCGAAGACCACTTGTCAGATTTTGACAATCCTCATCGGGTGTCTAAGAATCAGGTTGGTCTTGGCAGGGTTGACAATACTTCGGACAAGGAAAAACCGCTATCGTATGTTGCTGTTCAGGCACTGGCTTCCAAGGCGGATGTAGCTAAGTTAGACCAGCATATCCGGGATTACGGCAATCCGCATCGGGTTACGAAGGGAGATGTAGGGCTTTCCCGAGTGGATAATACGGCGGATGTAGAGAAGCCGATTTCTCAGGCTGTTCAGGCGGGCTTAGACAGGAAGGTGGATAAGTCGGCATTGGGGCAGCCCGGGGGAGTTGCCACTTTGGGTACAGATGGTAAGATTACAGCTTCGCAGCTACCGGCGATATCTTCCGGAGGGAAGGTAAGTTCTGTGAACGGAAAAACTGGGGATGTGGTGCTTGGTAAATCTGATTTAGGATTGTCAAGTGTTGACAACACTTCAGATGCCGACAAGCCAGTTTCAAAAGCCACGCAGGAAGCATTGAATTCCAAGGCATCCAAAAGTTCTGTTGACAATCACATTTCCGATTATAGTAATCCGCACCGTGTTAGCAAGCAGCAGGTGGGACTGGGGAATGTTGATAACACTTCTGATGCTGACAAACCAATTTCTGAAGCGGTTTCGAAAGCGTTAAAAACCAAGATAGACACAGCGAGGGAGGGGAAGCCAGATGGCATTGCCACTCTGGGAACGGATGGAAAAGTGAAGCCCGAGCAATTGCCTATCGGAATAAATGCGCAGGGAAAAGTTACATCTGTCAACGGAAAAATCGGGGATGTAAGGATTGACAAATCTGACATCGGTCTGGGAAATGTGGATAACACCAGCGATTCGCAGAAGCCGATTTCCATAGCCCAGAAAGCCGAGCTGGACACAAAAGCAGGCAAGGCAGCGCTGGATGCGCATATTGGTGATTTTAGCAACCCGCATAGAGTTACCAAGGGGCAAATCGGACTTGGAGCCGTAAACAACACTTCAGACGAGGATAAGCCGCTTTCAAGACAGGCACGGGAGGCGATTAATTCCAAGCTGGATAAATCCACTGCTGGTGTAGCGGGAGGATTGGCAACGCTCGGGGCTGATGGCAAGGTGCCATACCATCAGCTGCCGAACATTACCTCATCGGGTGGTGCTGTGCAGTCGGTCAATGGAAAGACTGGAATCGTACATCTGGCAAAGGCTGACTTGGGGTTGGGAAGCGTGGATAATACTTCGGATTATGACAAGCCTATAAGCAGGGCGCAGGCGGAGGTAAATAAGAAATTGTATGATGCGGATGCGGCGATTCTGGGCAGGTTGGAAACCGAGGAAAACAACAGGAAGAATGCGGATTCGGCTTTGCAGGCTGGGCTGAACACGGTGAATGCAGAATTGGGGAAAGAGGTTGCGGCAAGGAAGGATGCCGATGCTAAGCTGGCTGCGGACATTTCAAGGAAATTGGACAAGCCTGTTCAAAACTTGGAATCTCCTAATGACATCTTCCAGTATTTGATACTTGCGGACAAGGATGGGAACACCAGAAGGGTGATTGCGGAATTATTCAGGAACAATGCGGTGAAGTATCTGGGGATGATAAAGCCATCCACGGTGATTCCTGCGGGGCAGGTTTGGGGTTTTGCTGGCGAGGGTACATATCCTAATGCGAGCAACATTGTGGTACCTGCGAACAGCTTTGCTCTGTTGACATTTGATGGGTCGGCTTGGAACGCTGTTATTGTGAATATTGGCAATTTGATAGTTTCTCACAAGGCTGACAGGGATGCTGGCAACCTTGACGATTTTGATGTTGAGGCTTGGCTTCGGAGGCTGGATGTGATGACCACGGAGGAAGTTTTAGAGATGATATCCAACATAGAGGTTGGAGGCGGGGGCACTTCCCAAGGCATCCGAAGCATAGACAGTCTTTGGGAAGATGATGGAAGTCTAATATTAGATTATACCGACCAGAATGGTAACGAGCAATATGTATCTTGGAGTATTCAAGGGGTAAGATATATAGAATCCATTTACCTGACCGATAATACCATAGGGATAGAGTACCACGATTATGATGGCATCGTAACCAAGGAATTCGGGATAGACGGGTTTTGGGATGGCTTGGCTGACACCTTCGTGCATAGGGAAGAATTAAAAACCATCAACGGGCAATCCCTGATAGGTAATGGAAACTTAGAAATCAACGGTTTTAAGGAGCATAGGCACGAGATTAAGGATATTGACAACCTGCCAATCATTCTCAGCAGAAAATCCGACATCAACCACACGCACGAAGCCTACGACCTGATACTTAAATCCTTCCTGAAGGGGGACGAGGTAAGCCAAGTGACAGAAACGGGGTGGAACTACGGGTATGTGAAGGCAGATGGCACCATCTTCCCCGATGAGGGATACTTCGATACGCCCGTGAACAAGTGGAAGGACTTCGATGGCAGGGGGGTGAAGGGGATATCTTTTAAAGGCTACCGCCCCGTGAGCGGGGATATTGAAGCCTATGTCACCGCACTCGGGATTACCGAAGATGGAACGGCAGAGCCACTAATCTACGGGTACGACTGGAGCTCGCAGAATGTTCGGGAGGATGTGTCAACATTTGACAAGGAATACAAGACCATACGGGTGGGGTGGAGCAATTTCGAGCAGGCTAAAGACCAATACCCACTCGTGAAGTTTTTCTTTGGAAATCCCAACAGCGACGCCATCAAGAACTACATAGACCAGATCAGGGGCATCAGGCAGTCGGTAGTGGTGCAATCTGCACTAAACACAGATGTGGGTGCCAACGGCGTCCACCAGAACGAATGCCAAGTAAAGGTCAAGAGCGGCAAAGATGTGGTAATCACCTTGTCCAAGGATGCGGAGGAAAACTTTATCGCCACATACATCAAGATTGGGCAGGGCAATGTGCGCTTCGAGGCGGGCAGCGGCGTAAGCATCGCAATGGCGGGCGGGGATGCCGTTAGCGGCAAGCAGGGGTCAACCGCTAATGTCTACAGAGATGAGGATACCTACTTCGTAACGATTAATAATTATTGATGTGAAAAATCTAATACTCACTCTCCTACCAGCGTTGTTCTCCGCCCAAGCATTCATCGGGCTGAACTCCAACGCTTTTCGCTTCGCCAGCGAGGCGGGGGAGCCTATTATCGGTAAGGACTGGGAAGTATTCGCCAGCGGGGGCTACAACATCACGGGGAGCCTCTACGCAGTGGGGAGCATCGGCTACAGAAATCTGGAGGACAAATTCTCCTACAGCATCGGGGCACGATACAACTTCGACGGGCTCGGCTTTATGCAGGCGGATACGAACGGGGACTATGTGAGAATCAGTGTCGGACCGATTATTATGGACAGAACCAGCCGATTCAGTATAGAACCCACGGGGATGTGGTGGCAGCAGGTGACGACGAAGAGGAGGGTGAAGGAGCGGCTGACCTTCGGGGTTAATTTTAATTATTGGATAAAATAATATGAACGGTGGCAGAGCAGAAGAAGGATTTAACGAATCCAAAGGATTTCATCAACTGGACATTCTACGGTCTTACAGCAACCATAGCCACCGTGAGCGTCACCGCCTATGTGGATATGCGCAGGCAGCGTGACGAAGCCGTGGACAGGGTAAACGAACTGACTGACAAGGTTTGGGAAATGAGAACGGAAAACAAGGCATTAAGGCACGAGAACGAGGAGCAGCAACTTTTGATAGAGCGTGCTGATTCCACTCTCACGAAGGCAGAACAAATCGCAAAACCGAAGATAAAATGAAGAAAATAGTCTACATACTACTGGCACTCTTGCTTGTGTCTGTTGGTTTTAATGTGTGGTTAAAACTAAATCCGAAAATTCAATATGTTCCCGTTCCGCAGAACAGAACCATTACCTACACCACGCCATCGGGCAACACCGTGGCGACCACGACGGTCATCAGGGAGAAGGAAATCACGAAGGTCGTTCACAGCGATTCTCTCAAGAAAAAGTTAGACAACCTCATCCCCGATGTTCAGCGCAGAACGCAGAAGATCCAGGAACTCACGGAAATCAAGGCGAAACTGGAAGGCGAACTTCTCGCCAAGGATGCCGAAATCAGCGAACTGAAATCAAACATCCAAACTTGGAAGGGAAAATATATGCAGATAGCTTACAACAAGGATTCTAACAGCGTTAAGTATTCCTACAACGCAGACATAAAAATCGTTGCAACAAAAAAAGATAAGCACGGCAACGCCACAGAGATTAGCGTTACATCGCCCGATCCAAATTTTAAGGTGGACGGAATTGAAACCTTCCGGCAGGAGATTTTTATTCCAAAAAAAAAGTTTGGGATTGGCGTTCAGGGAGGCTATTACTATTCGCCCGAGATGAATAGGGCGTTTCCAGCGATTGGCGTTGGCGTTTCGTATAACTTAATAAGATTCTAAGAAAATGGAAAATTGCGACAAACCAAAGTATTCATTTGGAGGCAGGTCACTCAAGAGTTTGGAAGGCGTGCATCCTGATTTGGTAAAGGTGCTTTCAGAAGCTATAAGGTTTTCTCCGCACGATTTCACTGTGGTGGAAGGCGTGAGGACTGTGAAGAGGCAGCAGGAACTGTATGCGCAGGGCAGAACGAAGCCGGGCCCGAAGGTAACCAACGCCGATGGCGTGAAGAACAAGAGCAACCACCAGCCAAAAGCCGATGGATACGGGTATGCTGTGGACTTGTATCCGTATTTCGATGGCAAGGTGCAGGTAAGCGGCAGGGAAGCAGAACGAAGGTTGAAAGAGATTGCCGTACACATTCTTTTAACAGCGCAGAAATTGGGAATAAAGGTAGAATGGGGTGGAAACTGGAGGTTCACGGATCCACCACATTTTGAACTTAAGAAATAAACCTATAGGTTAATTTTTTTCGATTTTCTTAACACGAAAAAAATTATATGTAAAAAAATGGCGTGTAATTTAACAACAGGAAGTTTTTGCTACCTATTTGACAGCACGCTTCCGAACATTTTATTGCCGTTCGAGGATATGAGCGGTATATCCGATGTGGAGGCGGAGGTAAGGATTGGAGAGCGGACTATTGGAATTCAATTACCGAGGATTCAGCAGAGGAATACGGTGGCATTTGACTTAAATCCTTTGAAGCAGAAAGGTGCGGGGAATGTGTTTTCCGTGTGGTTTTTTGCCAAGATTGCGGGAAAAAGGCAGCCGTTTTACAGGGCGAAGGTAAAGATAAGCAGGGAGCCTTGCGGTTGCGGGGATGATGGGATACAGCCGTTCACGATAGTGGATGGGGATGTTTCGGTGCCTGTTAATCTTCAGACGAGCGTTATTAACATCGGAGGCGCTGCGAGTTTGGAAGGTTATGTAAGGAGGGAGGAACTTTCAGACTATGCGAAGAAGAGTGAAATTTCCGTGATTAAAGGAGAGAAAGGAGATAAAGGCGATAAGGGAGATAAGGGAGATAAGGGAGAAACGGGAGCGCAAGGAATACAAGGTATTCAGGGCGTGAAAGGAGACAAAGGCGATAAGGGCGACACGGGTGCAAATGGCACATCAGTAAGTGTTATTCTCGCATCAGATGAAGCCACAGCTAAGACATTGAGTGCTTCTAATCCTAATAATATTTATTACTGGGCATAATGGGAGCAGTTAAGAATAATCAGGTTTTCAAAGGAGTTGCTATCAATGGTCAAATCGTAAAAGGTTTGGCAAAAAATGGAGTGGTTTTTTGGCAAACATTCCCATTACTAACTGATTATATATTAGCATACAATTTTAACGGCAATACTGCTGATAGTTCCGTGAATGGATTAAACGGTATAATGACTGGTACGCTCACTTTCGATACTGGTAGAAAAGAAGGAACTCAATCATTGAAGTTTATAAATGGATGTGTTAAAACTGTTTTGCCGTTACCTATTAATTCAGATAAAGTGAGTATTTCGTTTTGGATTAAGACAACTCAGACGGAAACAGGAGTTGTTGTCGAATTATCCACGAACTTTAATAACAATAATGCTTTTGGAGTCTTTACAAATGATTTTCTTGTAGGTAGAGTGGAAATTTCTGACCATCATCCTTGGGGGTATAACATAGGTAATTCAACAGTAAACATAAATAACGGGAATTGGTTTCATATAGTGACGACAATCGACAGGAGTTTAGGCGTTACACAGAACCAAATCTACGTTAACGGCTCACTTTCTTACATACAACACGATTCTTATGCAGGAGATTTAATAGGAAATTGGGCTAACGATATTCTCTTCATCGGTCAGCGTGGTGCATCATCGTTTCCTTTCATTGGTAATTTACAAGACTTAAAGATTTACAATAGAGTATTGTCCAAAGAGGAAATAACTGCTTTATACAATGAGTAAACTACTCCTTGTGAATATGTGAAAAACCTGCGCTAACTACTCGCAGGAAAGTGAGATGTTTCATCTGTACCGGCACGAGTTGCCGGTTTTTTTTGTTATTTATAATGGTTATAAATTAATATTTTATATATGTTTATTTTGTATATATCAAAAAATGTTGTATCTTTGTAGTGTAAAAATAAAACAACAAACAATAATAATTAAAAATTTAAAGTCATGAACACACTACAGATCATCGGAGAAGTGAATCAACCAGAAGAAAGATTCTTAGGTCTTAACATGGAACTAAGAGACCAAGGCGGAATAGGGACACGAACACTTCAAGAGTTCGTGAAATCCAGTGAGCGATTCAAAGAAGAGAATACCTACTTTGTAGGTATAGACTATGTAAGTAACAGATTCTACCTCGTTTTTGAGGTTTCAGAAAACAAAGAGAGCGAGTCAATATTCTATGACTCAGAAATCTTCGCGGTAGAGGTTGAGCCGACTTCTGAGATGCTTAGAGAAGCTCTCGCTAAGATGGAGTACAGGTATGAAGACCTGAAAGAAAAGTACAGAAAATAAAATGACACATCACGAGAAATCATTAACTTTAATCAAATCCTTCTGTTACAATTCTCGGCAGGTATCAGAAGTGTTGGGTTTGAGTTACTCTTCGGTCAGGCAGAAGGTTGGAAGCGTTGGTTATCACAAGTTTACCGATGATCAGTTTGAGAAACTTCTCGAACATTTTGAGAAAGTCCACACCGAGCAGAGTGAATTACTAAAAGAGATGAAAAGCGGTTACGGTTTGTAGCCGCTTTTTTGGCTTCAAATTTTTAAAGTAAGATGGACGAAAAAAAATATAAAATTTAACATTAAATTAACATTTAAAAACTTGCTTCATATAGCGTTTACGCTATATATTTGCAGTGTAATTAATACTAAAAGTGTCGGCAACACTATAAACACGGCGTTAAACATTATGAAAAATTCAGCTAAAGCGGCACTGTACCGCGCACTTAATCAGGCATTAACAATCAGCCAAATTAAGGAACTTATCGAAGGCGTTGAAATCGCTTCAAAATCGCCTTATTCCGATTCATTTTACTCAGCAACTAACATTTCTTGGGGCCACAAACCGGACGGCTCTTACAGGATTTCAGACCACTGGAATTTCTTTAGCCGTGGCGAAATGCACTGCGAAACTTCCAACAATGTGGAAGATGATTGCTGGAGCGTTGGTGTATACTCGGCTGAAACTGGGAAATACACAATCTTAAAATCGTTCAAAAAAGACTTCACGGCCTTCCGGAAAAAAGTGGATTTCCGGGAAGAAAACAGAAAGGAAAAGCTTACTGCACGCCAAGAGAAAATCAAGGAGATTGTTAGAAACTTAGAACAGCGCAGATGGGAAAGAAACCGCGCGTTGAGAATTAAGAACAAAAAAATCTGGGTTTCAGTAAATGTAAATGTGTGGAGTGGATCCGGAAGAAATGTAAAGTTTGCCGGGACCGAAGATTTAGTCGGGCGGCTGGTATGGGAAAGCAAAACAGGAAACAGTTTCCAGATTTTGCTGAACGATGGTAGCACGAGAGAAATTCGGAAATACAACAGCTACCAAGAATTAAAAAGAAAACCATACACAAGAAAAAACGCTAAGGCTGCTGCGTAAGGCAGCCAATTTTTCAAAATTAAAATCAAAATTTATAAACTATGTATTACTTATCTGATTACGATTATCAAAGACAGCAAATTAGGAGAAATGATAATGATGAAATAATTGGCTATGTCGTATTAGCCGATGCTATGCCGGGAGAAACAAAGTGGATAGCATTCCTTCCCGGGTTTGTATTTCTTTCCGGAATCGATGGAGATAATCCAGAAGAATGTGCAGAAAATTTTATTGAAAAATATTACAAAAGAAAATAAAAATGATAACGAAAGAAATAATCCTTAAAGGACTTAAAAAAGAGACTGCGATTGGCAATATCGCTTTGATGAATGTATTAACATTCGATGAGTATTGCAAACTGACAGAAGCTGCAGATGTCGTGGATGTATGGGGAGACTTTGACCTTGTGGTAATGTTCTCTGACCATCCGGATTACCTTTTCGTGCAGAAAAATCAGGATGTGGAAAACCTACAATTTGAAATTAAAAACTGGGTAAAAGAAATAAATATTTAAAATCTAAATCTGGCGGCAACAGCAATTCGGCATCAGAAATCATGTCAGACTTCAATTTCACACACGACAAAGAAAACTACCAAATACGTGTAAAAACACCTTTCAACAGGGAGTTCGTAACCAAGGCCCGCAACCTTCGTGGGTCTTGGGATAAGAAAACCGAAGAATGGGTTTTCGACGACAGCATCGAAGATTATGTAAAGGCGGCGCTTATGGAAATATACGGCACTACCGGTGAAGAGCCGGTGGAAACCTGCTCACTTCTAATAAAAAAATTCCGTGCCGTAGGCGATCGTGCAGCTGTTGAGCTGTTCGGCAGAACAATCGCCAAGGCTTGGGGAAGGGATTCCGGAGCCAAGCTCGGCGACAATATAATCTGGATTTCCGGTACATATCAATCTGGCGGTTCTGTAAAGAACTGGAATACCCGGATAGAAAACGGACACTTCGAGATTCAGAATTTTCCTGTTGCTCGCACTCGCTTTGACGATGTGCAGGAAGCCATCGCCGAAGGCTGGTGCGAAATCAAAATGCCGAAAAAGAAACGCCGGAGGGAAGACATCGAAGCAGAAATTAAAAAGCAAGAAGATATTTTAGCACAATTAAAAACAGAATTAGAAAACCTTTAAATACTTAAAAAAATGTCAATCGATATTAAAAAACTTACAATTAGCACGGGGTACCAAGGAGGCACCCCAAATCCAAACCACGACTGGAAATTGTCCCATACCATTTCCGGATACGGTGATGAGGGAGGGATGAATGTTTTACAGTTTAAATACCTTTCTGAAGGTAAAAAATTCTGGATAGTAGACTACGACCCGCATCCAAGATCGTTCCAGAAGATTTTCTGGGAAATCCACCACTTAGATGAGTTCAAGCCGAAGATTTTCGGCGGAAAGGAAGAGGTAGAAGAAATTATATGGTCGAGCGGTTCACCATTCCTATTACCTGCCATTAGAGACCTTGTAAAGTCGAGGAAAATCGCCATCGGAACCACATCAGGCACCCAGTTTAGCCACATGTATACAGATGAGCTGGTGGTGGATTTCAATATGATTTCTTTCTTCGCACCGGGAGCTTCCGCTTACCCCAGGAAGATGGAAACTTGGGAAGACATCCAGCGGGAAATTGAGAAACGCTGGTTTGATTTCTTCAATGTGGATATCAAAATAAAGTAATGGATCTGGAAGCACTTCAACGCCGCATAAAAGGATCTAAAATATACGAAAGTAAAGGCGGAAATCGCCTTTACTTCTCGTACAAACGCAACTACGGTCAAACCAAATACAGCTGCTGGTTTGAAATCGTAAACGACAAAATCAAGCCGTTCGTGAAAGTCTACTGCCCCGCCCAGCATCCCAATTGGGAGGAAAGCAAGGCGAACGAAATCGTAGATTCCATTTATCGACAGTTCCACGAAGTCATCAACAAGTGCGAGAAGGAACGCCGCAAAATTCCGCTGCACGAGCGATTGAAAGACGATGTGACACCAGTTCACGAAGGCAGTATGCTTCATCAGGCGCAAGCCCTGCGCTTCTGCTGTTCTATGAAAGTATCGGCATTGTTCGCCGACACCGGTACGGGAAAATCAAAGGTTGCGGTGGACTTGGCAATTAGCCGTTTCGAAGCTGGTCAAATCAACAAGGTTTTGATTTTTTGCCCTGTTTCCACGAAGAAAAACTTCCGCGAAGAAATCGACAAATGGGCGAAAAACACCACTCTGGAATGGAAAATCGTAGGACTTGAATCAATGAGCTCAAGCGACCGAACCGTTCTGGAAGTGATGAAATTCGTGGACAACCAAACGCAAATCATCATTGACGAGAGCCACAACTGCAAAACGCCGACAGCGAAGCGTTCCCGAAGAATAAAGGAAGTTTGTGATAAAGCTTCGTACAAACTAATTATGACTGGAACGCCGGCGGAGAGCATAAAGGATATGTTTATGCAGTACGGCTTACTTTCAGATTTGATTATCGGGGAGCGCAACTGGCTAAGCTTCGAGGAGAAGTACCTCATCTGCGATGACCGTGGAGACATTATCGGTTATAAGAATGTGGATTACCTGATGGGCCTCGTGGAGCCATACACCTACCAAGTTAGGAAAGAAGATGTGATGGATTTGCCGGGGAAAAATTTCCACGAGTTCAGATGTGGTATGACACCGGAGCAATCCGAAGAATATTTCCGGCTGAAGGAAGAGCTGCTGGAAAAAATGGACAAGTTCGATAAAGATATGCCTGTGCCGGCGGCGCTTATTTTCCTCTACTTCACGAAGATGCAACAGGCTTCCTGCGGTTTCAAAGCTACCGACGAAGGCATTACTAATCTGAACACTTTTAAATACAGCTTGCTGGAAAAGGCTGATTATCGGAATGGTCAGACGATAATTTTCTGCAAGTATATCTACGAGCTGGAAAGGTTGGTTGAGTTTCTCGGGCCGGAAAACTGTGCCGTGTTCACGGGAAACAACAGGAACAATAGGAATGAAGAGAAGGAGGCTTTCACGAACCGTGAGAAGCAGTTCTTCGTGGCGACGATGAGTTCCGGAGGCACAGGACTGAACGGACTTCAACATTGCAACCGCATCATTTTCTGGAGCAATTCATTTAAATACAATGAGCGGAAGCAGTGCATCGGGCGGATTGACCGCAAGGGGCAAACGCGTGAAATGGACATCTACGACTTCAGGACGGAATGCGGAATCGAGCATCGGATAGCCAATAATTTGGCAAGGAAGGGAAACCTTTCAGAAGAGATTAAAACGATGTTGAAAGATAAAACAGAACTTAAGAATTACATCAAAAAACATTTATGAAAAAATTTTTAGTCAGCAGAGATTTCGACGAGAGAGCTGCGTTCATCAGCGGTATTGAAGGAAAAAAAATAGCGATTTACCACTCGGAGTCACCATTGCTGGAAGGTTTCGATGAGGTAATCGATATGAAAAGGCTTATGCAGGACGAATATTTTCTGGAAAAAATAATGCTGTGCGATTCCAACACCACGCTATTCCTCGTGGATGTGCTGGTTAAGAACGGAATTTATGTGCATCCATATGGTAAGATTTTTAGATTCACGGAACTGGCGAAGCAAACTATAATCATCGATGATTTTATGTTTCGCTACGATGAGAAGAATATTGTGCGACCGTTCCTGTTCATCGACACTTCCGTTTTTGGAACTTCGATGCTGAATTTTCACGCCGGAGAGGAGAACACGGTCGAAAATTATGCCGAGGATATTCGACCGTTTATCGATTGCAGAGTGGATGAAATCGAGTGCGTGACGATTAACTATCAACCTACAGACGAAGAAATCGCCGGGTATGAGAAGTTGAAGCGTGAGCTGGTAATTGAGCAACAGCAGACGCGTTCGAAGGTAGTTCACGAGCTCATTAAGTATGTGGACAATCTGAAATCGAAGCAGGAAGCGTTTTTAGCGAATTCAAATCAATACGGCGATGCATATGTGGTTACGAGCAACCAGCCGAAGTTGAAGTTCAAGATTTACGATGTGCTGAAGAAGGAGAAGGTCGGGAAAATCGTGTTCTTATCTTCTGGAATCTTCGGGGCGGACGAACTACAGTTGAAAAACACCAGAGATGCGATTTTGCGGCACAACAAATTGATAAATATTTTGCGAAGTGGTGAAGAAGTACAACAATAAGAATGTATACCAAGCCGCAGTCGAGCGGATGGACTACATATTTCAAAATTATGAAACTATTGTAGTCAGTCTTTCCGGTGGAAAGGATAGCACGGTGACTACTCATCTGGCTCTGCAGGCGGCACGGAAACATAACAAGATGTTTTACCTGTTCTTCCTTGATCAAGAAGTTGAGTATAAGCATACGGTGGACTTCATCGAGCAGATGATGGCGGATGAGTTCGTGATTCCGATTTGGTTTCAGATTCACGCCAAGCTGCCGAATCCTTCAAGCATCAGCACGAATGTCTTAGACCCGTGGAACCCGGAGAAAGAGGAAATCTGGATAAGACCGAAGAACGAAATTTCCAAAAAGGTTATCGATTGGGATGTGAGCAAGGTCGGAGCCAGCAAGATGAACGATTCTTCAATCAAAATGTATGGTTTCGTCAGCTTGATTAAGTGTATGGAGGAAATGTTCGCAGGTAGGGAGAGCGTGGCCCAGATTATCGGGTTGAGAGCTGACGAGAGTTTGAACAGGTTTCGGGCCGTAACGAAGAATGAAGGCGTTCCGGGTATTCCGTGGAGCACGAAGAGGAAAAACAGCGTGAATTTTTATCCGATTTACGACTGGCGGTTTTCTGATGTGTGGACTTATCTCGGCAAATTCCAACTTCCATACAACAAGATTTACGACTTGTTCTATTGGAAGGGGATGAATCCGAATAAGATGAGGTTGGCAAATCTGATTCACACGAAATCATACGAGTGCATAAGGCTTTTGCAGGAATTCGAGCCGGAAACAGTTGACAAAATGATTGACAGGATTCCCGGCACCGCAACGGCGCAGGAATATGCGGGTAGGGATGGAATTTACAAGGCAAACACGCTTCCGGAAAGGTTTTCGAGCTGGAAGGAATATCGCGATTACCTTTTGGACACGCTTCCAAATCAGGAGCACGCGACCATTTTTCGCGAGAGATTTTCAAAGCAGTTTGAGAACAACTATGTTTTCAGGCAGCAGGTCAACCAAATTCTAATTACAGACATAAATAATTACAAGCCTATTGACAACGCCGAGGTTGACCCGGCGGAAAAAAGAAGGCAAAAATGGATGGAAATTTTATGAAAACGATAGATATCAAGGTGCCGTTCATCGACACGGTAGAAGACTTCCTACAATTGCAGGAGCAGGAAATCTACAACGAAAAAGGTATTGATTTTCCGGTGCTTTATCCAAAAATGGTGCATAAGTCGCTGGTGGAGGCGAACGACTATAACCCGAATTATGTTGCGAAAGACAAGATGAAGCTGTTGAAGATTTCAATCGAGGAAAACGGTTTCTGCTTCGGGATAATTTCCATATTTGATTATGAGAAGAGGAAGTTCGTCATCGTGGATGGAGACCACCGCAACCAGATTACCGGAGAGAAGTGGCTGAAGCTCAATTACAAGCCGCTGATAGTATTGAATCATTCGATGGACAAGCGATTGGCGGCGACTATGCAGTTCAACAAGGCACGAGGCGTTCATAGAATTGAGGGTAACGCCGAGCTGGTGCAAAGGATGTTGAATGAAGGCGTTGAGGAAATAGTCATCTGCAAGACTTTGGGAATTGATGCGGATGAATTCCTAAGGTTGAAGCGGTTGCGGAAGATTGCGGATGTATATATTGACAGGGAATTTTCAAAATCGTGGGAGATATGAACGAGGTGATGAAATCTGGAAACCTACCTGTTCGCAATGTAAGAATTAAATTCGTTGCGGTGGTGCGGCAGTTTTTGAGGGCGGCAGAAAACGGCGAAATCCTTACGCCGGACGGAAATATTTACAGCGGCGGAAGCATTCGCACCTACAAAACCTTCCTGATGACGATTGAGAAATATGAAGAAAAGTATGGCACCGTCTACATTGACGAAATATCGCCACATTGGGCGGAACTGTACAGGAACTTCCTTACTTCCGAGCTTGAATTTCGGAAGAATACGATTTCCACCAACATTGCGAAGTTGAAGAGCATTGTTAATCGTGCTCATCTCGCAGGTTTGACGATGCGGACTGGTTTTGGAATTCGACAGATCAGGGAGGAGTCCGTGCAAATTTATTTGAGCTGGAAGGATTTGCAGACGCTTTATAACTACGAGTTTGATAGTGAGGCCATGAGCCGAATTCGTGACATATTCATTATGCATTGCTTTTGCGGAATGAGAATTTCTGATTTTCTGGCATTCATTAGAAATCCCAAGAAGTTCATAATTGAGGTTGAGGAAATGCAGTTCATCCATTATTTTTCCCAAAAGACGAAGATTGAAGCGGTGGTGCCGATGCATACGATGATTAAGAAGATTTTGGAAAAGCACAACTACGATTTTGGCAGGAAGTTCAGCTACCAGCATTATAATTATTATCTTAAAAAGATTGGATTTGAGTGCGGATTGACTGATACGGTTAGACTGTACTATACGAAGGGAGGAGAATTCGTTGAAGAAACGGTGCCGAAATATTCAAAAATAAGCAGCCACACGGCGCGGAGAACATTTGCAAGCTTGGCGGAACTGGCGAAAATAGATAGGCCGAGCATTATGAAGATTACCGGGCATAAGACCGAGGGGGCTTTTATGAGCTACATTAGAATTGGCAAGCTGGAAAGCGCAATTGATATATCAAATCACAACTTTTTTTCACGAGAATTATAAAAATGGATATTTTTGCGGAAAATTATGAAATGGCGGTAACCGAGGAGGTACTGAAAAAACGGACTAAATTAGCTGAAACAGTAAGAAAAATCAGGGAAGAGAAGGGGTTGACACAGCAGGAAGTTGCAAATGCCACGGAAATGAGCTGGTCAACCATTCAGCGGTTCGAGATGGGGAAATTCAGTTTGAACTGGGATTTGCTGGTTAGGATTTTTGATGTGCTGGAAATCGAAGTGAAGTTGAATGACGATATAATTTAAATTAATATATTTGCAGCGTGGTTCGCTGATGGAATTTAAGTATTACTTCTTTTTAATCGAACCAAGTGAATTGCGAATAAGATTTTAACCGCCCCATAAGGCGGTTTTTTCTTTTAATAAAAAATATGCCTACGACATCGATGTCGCAGACATACCTCTATTTAATGTTTATCCGCTTCAATGTTTCAATCGCCCTATCCTTACTTCCGACCGTATAGATACTCGTAGTTCTGGAGCTGGTGTGGCTTGCGGCACCCTGCGCCAAATTGATGTCGATGATTTTAGCTTCGTGCTGTAACTTGTCGAGCTTATCTAAGAAAAGGTGCTTTAGCGAGTAAAAATCTTCGGTTACTTCGATAATGTTTCCGTTAGCATCTTTAATTTCCTTACAATTCTTAATATACTTACGCCACTTTACCGTTATCGTTCTCGCATCAACTTCAATCTTTCCGGGTTTCTGATACCTGCTGAAAAGGAATTCTTCGCCATCCTTAACCTCGCTCATCAGGCTTTCCCAATATGGTAATGCCGATGGGATGATAGCCTTCTTGACCCGGGAATTTTGGTGACCTTTGATGATCGTTATCTGAAATTCTCTCTTCGCCAAATCCACATCCTTTGCCTTCAGCTTCATCAGCTCGGTGCTTCTCGCACCGGAGTAATGGAAGATAATTGCGTAGCGGAACAGGTTGGGCCAGCGGATTTCCAGATATTTGAATACTGCGTCAAACTTTTCCGGAGACATCACGGCGCGAACTTTCGGGATTTCCTGTTGCTTGGAAATATCTCGGATGAAGTTATGCTCAACACAGCCGTATTGCACAAGCTCTGTAAACAATCGCATCAGGTAGGAGCGGAAGCGATTATAAACCGATGGCGTTAAATCCATTATATCAAGCAGATTTTTAATGTGCCAGGTGCGCACATCGGAAATCCGAACTTCGAAAAGCCGAGAGATGTATAGGTGTTCTTTGATGCGGCTGAGCATCCACCGGACCTGAACGCCGTGGTTCTTGCTTTTGTAGCCGGGCGAAATCTTTTCATTCGCCATTTTGATGGCATCGAAGAAAAGTAATCCGGGGTGAAGCTTCCGTGATTTGTCGGCGGCGAATTCCTTAGTTATAGGATTATAGAATAATTCGTCCAACGCCTTTTCCATTTCTTCTTTGTAAACCTCAGCATAAAGTTTCGATTCTTTAGGGTCGGTCGCTGTAAATTTACGACGGTACTGGAAACCATTGGGATATTTCTCGGAAAACTTCGGGTCGAAGAACCGGCACTCTACGAACCAATATTTTGGCATCTGAGATTTTGAGCGGATCGTCTTGTAGTTTTTCGGCGAAATGTAGACCTCGGTGCGTGAGCATCCGTTTGGGAGCTCTTTTAATTGTTTGCGCATAAGATTAGCATAATGTTGACATTCATGTTGACATCAAGCATTTGCCAGTCAGGTCGAGAAGTAAGAAAAAACGGCTAAAACCCGTTGTGGGAAAGGCTTTAGCCGTTGTGAGCTCGACAGGATTCAAACCTGTAACCTTCTGAGCCGTAATGAATTGTCTACTAATCTCAAAAATGCAAATGATTGAAAATCAACTATTTCC